TTGAAAGGCTGATTGAACGGTATTCAAACAAAGGCGAATTGGTATTTGATCCGTTCGGAGGTATTGGAACCGTCCCTTATTGTGCTGTCAAGTTAGGTCGTAGGGGACTTTCAACAGAACTCAATTATGATTATTGGAAAGACGGGCTTTCTTATCTGCGGGAAGCGGAGATGGAAGTAGAAGCTCCTACATTGTTTGATTTAATGGCTATATAATTATGAAACAATACAACAGTTGGGATGAAATAGACAAGGACACCGGCGGTCTTGTTACGAGTCTGACATATATCGTCCTATTCGTCAATGACCAAGTGTATAATTTCGAAATGCAGCTTTCCGATCACATCAAGGGATGCGGACTTTATCGCCAAAAGGTCAAAATGCTGGTCAACAGCATGGACCGCCAAATGGCCGCATACAACAGGAGAATATGCAGAACCGCAGGTGTAAACGCGGAAGCCATGGCCCTCATTACGCAGAGCATGGAGGATGATATCAAGCCTCATATAGATCGCTATGGATTTACCGTCAGCCAGGCATTGCATAATGCCGGATGCCATGAAGATTTGAATAAAGCCCTTTCCATTTGCTCTACGGTGGACATGTTATGCCAGACATCCCAAATTACCATCCGGGATTTCTTTACCGCCATAAGCAAATATGCCCCACTGGCTTACAATCCCCTTCAGTATCTCACCATGGATAAGATGCTGCACTTTGCAAGGGAGCTTACAGATGCCCTTACCCCCAAAGAGATACATGTGAATTTGAATGAGTTGCCAGAAATTGCAAACGCTTTTCAGGCCATAGCAAACAATATGCTTAGGGCGGAAGTATTTGAAAAAGCGTTTGAATCATGCGAAAAATGACAAAAAAGATGAAATATGAAAGATTGGATAGAAGAAGAAATAAAGCGCCTCGAAAAGGAGCGCGACAGGAATTTGGCAATACACTGTGACTATGTGGCTGCTAAGTATCAAATGATGATTGATAAGATTAAGATCAAGAAAGAAGATAATAATTAAAAAATCATGAAACTATCAAAAGAAGAAGACAAAGTTGTTTGCAAGTTCTTGAAGAATATTGCAGACGAAGGTGGAGAACAGTTATTAAAGCTGACTCAGTTCATGTTACTCCGATGGTCAGAAGAAGGCATTCGGATAAATGCCGGCGAAATTGCTTTAGCCCAGGTGATCAACCATGAAGGAGAACAATACAGTACCCGTATGGTTATTCAGTACTCAAAAGTTGGCGAGAAGACTTTGGAAGAGCGGGCTTATGAGATAGCAACCGAATGATTTCTTCAGGATCAGATAATTGTGATATCCGAGAGGAGTTGAAGAAAGCCATATTAGCAGGATACAATTTGTATCATGAGGATTTCGATGATGAATGACCTAAAAACATTCAGATATTGGCTTAGGATAAAAGGGTTCCATCCTAAGCAGTTCGGAACCGGCACAAAGTGGAATCCGATTAAGTTAACAACTAAAATAACATAAAGAGATATGAGCAAATACAGAACAGAAGCCGGAATAGAATGCACGAAAGAAGAATGCAAGCTAATTGATTCATTTAAGAGGCTTGCCAAAAAATGGAAGAAAGATGGAAAACGATTATGGATATATTCAGCAAGCGGAACATTACATGTAATGATGCATGGAGATACAAACTATAATCCTACACCGGAATTTACGCAATATGGAGGCAGTAACATTGAAAATAGTGTAACTATTATTGATGGCATATTAAATGATGGTGGAGATTGGTAATAATATAAAAAATTATGAACAGCAACGCACATGAATATAAGGTCAATGCCACCAAAGTAGCATTGCATCTGCTACGAGAGCCCGACATATTCGAAACGAATATGAAATTGTTTTGCGCTAAAGATCTTGAAGATGCTTTTATAGCCGGTGCCCAATGGCAACTACAGCAATTAGGACATCCCGATCCTCCCGGAGAACAAGGAGCGGACGGTACTATAATCATCAAGGAAGTGATGAAAGAAAAGGCTATCGAAGCCTTTAATGAAGCGATGATTTATTTCGAATCACCGGACTGCCCGACAGCGGAAGAAGCCTTGAAGCATTTTATCGCTTGCCTGGATCAGGGACTAGACAGTGGTTGTTCGGAAAAACCGAACGACCAGATATGTGGAGATTGTGACGCTTACTTCGAATGTCAGATGGCCGGTGCCGAGCAGAACGATGCTGCCTGCTCTGGGTTTGATGATAGTGTGTTAAGTCAAACAAACGAAAAAGACTATGAGGCAAAGCGATGAATGGTGCTGCATGAATTGTGCGAACAGAGATGATAGTTCAATAGGTGATAATCATTTCAACCTTCTAAATTATTGCGCGAATTATTCTGACGAAAATGATGCTAGTGATTCTTATTCAACCGAAGATTTAGAAGACTGGTAAAATAGCTCAAATCACGAAAAAATGGAAAGAGATGATATTGAAAAAGCAGCTATAGAAACAGCAAAAAAGGCATGTAATGATTTCACAGAAGTGATTGAATATGCTAATGGTTTTATGGTTGGTGCGGAATGGCGCATCAACTCGGTGTGGCACAAACCATGTGACATAGCTGAACCGGGAAAGGATTGTTTGGTTGAACACATGGATGGAGACGGAAATGTCTGCATTTGTATTGATTGGCGTTCTGAATATGAATGGGTAAAAGCTTGCCATTACGACAAGATTTTGCGTTGGGCATACATCGATGATTTATTACCTAATTAGGAGGACTGATAATGGCTAAATATAGATACGGACTATATGAAAACTTCTTCGGTGATCAGTGGTATCAAGTGTAGGTTAAACGATTGGGCATTTGGTGGGACGATGAATCATTTTCTACGGAAAAAGGTATGATGAAATACGTCGAACAATTAAGAAAGCAAGGACATATTTTAATAGAAGCTTAATTATGCGTGAAATAAAATTCAGAGGGAAAAGCACTACTTACAAAAAGTGGAAATACGGTACTCCTGTAAATTTAGAACAAGGTACAATAATCATAGAAGAAAGAGGTGTATTTAATGACGGTTCTGCATCACCATTCTTTTCAAAATGGGATTTTGTTATGTCTGACTCTATCGGTCAGTACACAGGCTTAAAAGACAAAAATGAAAAGGAGATTTACGAAGGAGACTTGATAAAAGCACCAAGCGGACGTATTTATTCCGTTATATTCTCAACATGGAAGCATGAAGAGAAAAGAAATTTTCCAAAAGTAATTGACTTATACGAACATACAGGATGGTGCATATCCTTAGATGGAGTTAATCCGTGCGATTTATTAGATTCAGAGATATGCAAAGGGTGTATTATTGGGAATGTTTTTGATAATCCTGAATTTCTGAAAGGATAACTTGTAACTTCTCAAAAAAAATATCGGACACTTTATGCAGAAGAGACTAAACTAATGCCTGAACAAGTCTTGACTTGGCTATTACAGTACATCTGCTTGATAGTCTACTTGCCGATATTGCCTCATAGTAGGCACATCAGCCTCCTTAGCCGGCACACCTTCTCATTGAAGTTGACCGGCTCGAAGTCAAGGGAGTCAACCAGGCGGTCAATCTCGCGTCTGGCTGACTCCCTTTTTAATTTTCTTATTTCTTTTTTATTCGCTTTACGCATAGCTTTTCCCGTTTATGTTTGCGGCAGTCGCATATAAACAACTGCACATCCTCGTACAACATCCTACCTAAATAACCGGCCAAATACGCCACTTCTTCACCTCCTATAGGCATTTTAAATGCCGTAGCTATATGATCCTCCAAATGGCGGCATTCGTGCTTTAGGGAGTTTAAAAACTCTTCCGGGGACGAAGTCTTGCTTATGACCATTACAGATTTCCGTAGCTTGTAATTGGAGTACGTGACACCGGTATCAAGTTTGCATGACACCAAATTATTGTAAGCCTCTCTTGCCTTGTCTTTCGGACAATCTATTGATTTCAACAAACCTATGATCTCTTCCGTATAATAGCAGGTGACACGATAAAATATATGCACCTGCCAATCGTACTTCATTATGTATAGGCCTCTTCTTATCATATTTACATCATTTCATCCCAAATAATAGGCGTTCCAGAACCGATGCAATCAGCATAGAAACGAGTAAATACAATACCATCGTAAGCATCCGGATCGTCGCAAACGTTCTTCACGTATAAAGCAGCATATTGATCGTGTGGAACGGAGGAACCAAGAAAATCAGCCTTGCACATATTGGCAACATACACATAGTCATAGCCGCCTTTCTTCTTTACATCGACGTTATATTTTTTAAGCATTTCGTCGATCTGCTCTTTTGTCCAGGGCTGTACCTTTATTTTCTTGCCAGTTCCATCTTCTTTTTCCATCATGGAAATAGCCCAATCACACATAGCCTTAGAAAAATGCCAGCCATATGCGCTTAAATAAGCTTTCATCCCCGAAGGAAAATCATCGTACATATCTAATCTCATATCTTTACTTTTTAAGAAGGGGCACAATGTCCCCTTCTGATTTAACGTCTGCGTCTGCGGTATTCCCCGGCATACCGTCCGGTTCCTCTCACGCCGCGCCTTTCACCGAAACCTTCTCCACCGCGTCTCCACATATCGCGGAATTCATCGTCGTCGTCATCGTCATCGTCTCGGAATCCCATACCGCCTTCCATTGCTTTTCTCTTGCCTTCCTTGCAACCAAGTTTATAGGCTTCTTCTATCGCTTCCATCAAGTCTTCGTCTTCATAAGCATCGAACTCTCTGAAAAGCTCTTCAAGTTTTCTATTTGATCCCATAATTATTACTTTTTAGTTGTTTCCTTAACTCCAAGCTGTTGCATCAATTGCTTGTTTAGCTCCATAAGTTCAGACATGTTCTTGCTCATATCAGACATCTGGGCCTTAAGGGTGTTGATTTCCTGTTCTTGACGTTGCTTTTCTGCAAATTCAGGATTGATCATTGTCAACATCTCATCGCAGGATGCTATCACGCTGAGGTCATAGTCCCGACTGTTAACCCTATCCAATCTTTTTTGTTTTATCATGGATATTTCATTGTTCATCGCATCGCGGGAACATGAGACAACAAGATTCCCGTTTTGCCCAAAGTCGGCTATATCACTACCGGAGGGAAGATTCTGAAACGTAGTGTTCTGACCATTAATATTAGCCACGACATCTACGACCATCTCCATCTGAGGTATCTGCCCCATGGGAGCGGGCATAGGATATTTAGGCTTGGGTGCAGAAACGCTTACCACAGAACCAATCTCTATGAAATGTTTGGCTTCCTTATGAAGAATATACAACTGATTATTTACTCGAAGATTCTGAAACATGATTGTTTGATTTTAAAGGAGTGTGGTTATTGCAATTTTTACAACAACCACAGAACTCCATGTTAATTACTACTTGCTTCGCAAAGAAGCCGTTTCTGCTGTAGGAGCCGGAGTAGTTGTCGGTCTATATCCACCATTAACAAGATACAATTCGTTCGTGTATTTGTTGTAATGGATCTCATAGATACCCGGACCGGCAAGGTTCTCTACTCGCACAGGCACATCGCCGTAAGCCATCAACGGTCTCGTGTCCCCGTTCGTCCCTATCAGAATGGGCAGTGTTGCTGTTGTTCCAGCCGGGATAGCTTGACGGATATTGACATAGAAACCGCCTACATAATCCCGGTTACGAAACGCATGGTTCGGAAGCTCTAATGTCACGTTCTCCGTCCCTACCGTCACAGCCACCGTTGGCAAGGTGTTAAAGTTTGCCCTGCCAAGTGAAGGGAACGGAAAAGGAAATCCTGTAAAAAAGTTAGGCCACATAATTACCTCCTTTCTTACCCGGATCAACCCCAGTAGTTATTGCAACCACATCCGTAACCGCCGCGAGCATAAGCCGCATCACCTGCATAGGCACCGAAAGCGGCCGCACGATAGGTTTCCGGGTTATACACCTGCAACTGTGGATAAGGAACGGATACCGTTGGAGGCATCTTGCACTTGATACCGTCTACATCACTTTGCAATGCCTGCAAGCCGGCTACCAACGGCGCGATCTGCTGACCGAAGTTGCTCAAGATTGTCGCATTCTGATTACGCTGAGAGATTTCCCCCTCCAAAACTGCAATTCTTGCATCCCTTGCAGCAAGGGCTTCCTGCTGACGGCGTGCCTCTGCGGCATCCATCTTGGCTACAATAGCCTGAAATCCTTCACGGTAAGCGTCCGACAAAGAACGAGTATTCCCTTCCATTGTACGTGTAAGCGTATTCATGTTTTCGCAACTCGCTAAGCGACTTTCATACCCCTGTCGTTCAATCGCAGTCTGCGTTTTGCAGCAACAATCGACTAATTGAGCAGAGATAGATTGATTGCCCTGCATAATTGCAGTAATGATACTGTTGGTATTCTGTCCCATCTGATTGCCTAGACCGCATATAGCCTGAGATACAGAGTTAATACCAGCAAGGATTTGGTCTGAAGATAAATTCAACGCCTGGGCAAGTGATGCGATGTCCACACCGTTGCGATTAAGCATTTGCATAATCATGTCTCTTCCTTCATTGGCACCCTGATTGTTGTTTCCTCCAAAACCGAAGTTGCCGTTGCCAAAGATGGCAGCAATCACAATCAACACAATAATGTCCTGAAAACCGCCGTTGTTCCCGAAGAAACCACCGTTACCGCCTCCACCGTTCATTAATCCCATGAGGTAACCTGTGTCAATACCCCTGTTCTGTAAAGACGGAAGGATTGATGCAAGTAAGCCGTTACTCGTTCCACCTGCCCCGTCTTGATTAAATACATAAGTTTTTTCCATTGTATTTTAAATCTTAGTTACGGTCAATATCAACCGCATCGCAAATGTCGCAAAACAGTAATTGTATTGAATGGTAGAATGTTGTAGGATTGTTGTAAAGTTGTTGTTAAACTGTCTGATTTTTTACTTGTTCCCTTTACCGATTAAAAAATTTACGGATCATTTGATAATTTCGGCGGGAAAAGCTTGATGCGCCGGGAATCATATCCTATTCAAAAAAATACGCTGCCAATTTCTTGACAGCGTACAAATTCTAAGGGAAGCTATAATGATATTGAAAGGAGCTCTTCACCTAACTTGTGTAATGCCTTTTCTAATTTCAAATTTTGCTCTGGCTTAGGGTTTCTATTACCAGACGCATAATGCCACAATTGCTTTTGATTGATACCAGTAATACGCTCTAATCCGGCTTTTGTAAATATGCCAGAATAAAAATCCAAGAGGGATTTTACATCCATTTTGAAAATTAATTCATAATCCCCTTTGAGTTCTTCCGGTATATCGCAACCAAGTTCTTTGCATTCAACGATAAAAGCTTCTATGGCTTCTATCATATTCATTTTTATTTCATCCACGGTCTTTCCGGTGGCAACTATGCCTCCAAGGCCTTCAATAAAAGCAGAATAATTATTTTCTGCTCTTTCAATAATAATTTTCAATGATTTATTTTCCATATTGTGCCACATAAAACTTAATAATGCCTTCTTATTAAAAGAGGTACGGAAACAGCAGGACTATTTAAGCCCTGCTTCCCTTAAAATGGAATTTAATGTCCCGTCTTTCAGATCATTGCTTAGGTTGCCCGGTATAACTATAGGCCTTCTGGCTCCTTTCTTATAAAATATCCGGTGATCCCCACACATTCGGATGAATTCCCATCCATTATCTTCAAGCATGGAAATTACTTCCTTCACTTTCATTACCACGTGTACCTCCTTTTTTAATTTAAAAGTACCCTTCTTACAACGAAGAATCGACAGCACAAAGATAACTATTTTTCTACTATTAGCAAATAAAATGATAACTATTTTTCTACAAAAGCAAAATAATTACACAAGTTCTATCTATAGGCATATTTCACCGCTTTTTCTTTGCAGTTTCAGAAAAAAGGCGTATGTTTGCGGTGTCTAAATTTTCAAAGCGGTACGTTACCGCTGGCTTATGTCAGCGTTTTTTGTGCCCATACATATACGATATTGTTATATAATAATATAACTGCGCCGTGTCGTGGAGTAGAAATACCCACGGAGTTTTGCTTTGAAGACTTAGACAACACGTAGCGCAGTTTTTTTTATGTCTAAAAAATATTCTTCAATATTTTGCCATATCACTATTTTTTCTTTCCTTTGCAATGCTAAACAATTATAAGAGTGGGCAACTCTTATGTAATCCGTAAGGGTTATTTTTATGCCCAATACATATTAGATATATTGTTATATATAAGATATAGCACACGAACGGTGGGGTAACAGAAATGTCCCCAAAATTAATCTTATGATTGTTTAGCAGCCGTGAACGTGTGCTTTTTTTATTTTTATGCTAAACAATCAAATTTTATCCAAAGAGAGTAGCGAAAGCGAAATCAAAGCGTATTTTAACGCAGTATTAAAGTTGTCACAATCAGCCAACGAGTTCCCCGTAAATCTTGATGAGGTGTGGCCTCTTGTTTATTCTGAAAAGAGCAAGGCTGTCCGCGCATTAAGAGATAATTTTATTGAGGATGTTGATTTTATCACCATAGCCCAAAATGGCGAAGGTGGTAGATTTGCTTCAACAGACTATTATCTTACCTTATCTTGCATGGAGTTTTTCATCGCCCGAAAAGTGCGTTCTGTTTTCGAGGTCTACCGTCAAGTTTTCCACAAAACAGCTAACAAATCTTTGCCAACTTCCCGTAAACGTTCCACCGGACTTACAACAAAAGTAAAGGCTTCACTTATGTGGATAGAGGGCGTAAGTCGGTATCTAAATCTGAACGACGCTTCAAAACTCGGATTATTAAAGCAGGTAGCCGAACCGTTAGGCCTCCCTACTCCCGACTACACTCCATCGAAAGGAATCCTCAAATCGGCCAGTGCTTTATTGAAAGAAAACGGTTCATCTATGAGTGCACAGCAGTTCAATGCGAAACTAATAGAGAAAGGATATCTTAAGGAGATAACCCGGCTATCCTCAAAGGGTGGAACAAAGAAATTTAAATCCATTACAGATAAAGGAACTTCATTTGGAGAGAACCAGGTGAACCCAAACAATCCGAAAGAGACACAACCTTTATATTACGAGGACAAATTTGCAGAACTTCTTCAAATTATTAAGATAGCATAATAGCATTATAACTTAGACATTTAGAGGTACGGCGTAAGGACGTACAGCCAATATTATACCAATTAATAAACCAAAAAAATAATTACAAAATCATGGAATTTAAAGATTTAGCAACAAAGTTCGAAGGTCTTACAGCAGATCAAGTAGGGGTATTAGCAGAGTTCGGCAAAGATATTTTAGATGATGCAGGCATATTCGGTTTACCTTCCTGTCTGCTGGGATTAATTCAAGATATACTCAATATAGACGAATTTGATATTGAAGAAAATAGGTTTACAATAAGATCACTCTTACATATTGTAAAATTAGTCAATGATTTAAATATGCAATGTTGGTTTGAACATAAAACCCCGTTCGGACTTACAGGCATTAGAAATGACAACCAATATGTCGGATTAGATAACGAGACTAAAATAATAGCATCATGATTGCTACATAAATAACATAGACCCGCATGTTGGGGCTTCGTACCCGGCGTATCACGTTTGGAGGGCTGTTTAACACACAAAGTTATTCGGCCCTTCGTTATATCTATTATGATCAGATAAAAATAGGGGATTCCTGTACATCCCCTTAAAACAGCATTACGCCAATTTCTTGTCATCTATCAAGAAAGAAAAGAAACGAGAATTTTTAGGATAAATCCTCTTCCCATTTTTCACAATATATCGACAGAAAATACGGATTTTGCCGTCTTTTTGCGTTTGATCTTTCACATTAACACCTCCTTTCCGATTTGTCCACCGACCTGTATCGGCAAACTATATTAGTTACACCCTGTCAAGCATAACTAAAAAAGCCCAAAGCTACAGGACTATGGGCTTATGTCTTTTTCTCTGAAGGGAGATAGGACGGAGGTGGCGAATGACAGTTCGCCGGATTGGAGGTGTTAATGTTCCAATCAAACGCATTGCAAATATATAAGTTGAAACTATAATAACGATATACGGTTAGCAATATTTAAGTATAATTTACAAACTCCTTAATGGCATACCAAGCGACTCACGTATATTCCTAACTATAACCTTTAGCAGATAATTTCTGCGTATTCTGTCAGGGTAGATATTTTTCAACTTGTTGATCGATTGCTGCGTAAATCCGGTAAATGACGATATTTGAGATTCACTGAATTTATATTCAGATAGTATAACAACCATGATACCGCGTGAATCAACAATATCACTTCGTTTACACTTTGACAGTATCAGGTCTTCTGATACTTCTGTCTCTTTAGAGACAATTCTTAATATTTTGGCAAAGATTTCAGATTTACACATAATGTTTGAATTTTAGTTATATCTTTGCCTTCGCTACATAAAACTTATCGCACATAATGCAACAAAAGCATAGACATTCATGTTGAAGATATTAAGTCCCCAACGTGCGAGTGTCTATGCTTGTGTATCAGTTTTATGTAGCAGTTAAACGTGATACGTTGGGGGCTTTTATTTTACTTCCCAGCCCCATAGGAAGAGACTATGAACAAAAGTCTACTGCTTCAGTTTGTAAACCATCCGGCCAACAACGATCAGTATTATGACAATGACAGCCGCCATCGCCCAGCCGCCTACTTCTATCTTCATCCGTTGCCAGACTGTCAGCCTCTTTTCGATTTCAACCGGGTATGGTACTCGGATAGTATCTGTTCGGTTTATATATAGCGTGTCTACCCTGTCCTTGTACTTATAGATGTACCTGTACCGATATTCGGCAACGGTATCGCCTCTTTGAATTACAGAGACCGAATCATGTATAAGCACGCTATCGATCCGGGCCGAGTTAAAGAACACGCTATCAATTCTGACCGTTTCAACCGGGACATAACGGACTTGCGTACGGCAAGATGTAAGCATACAGATCAGTGCTATTATCAATAACCCGATCAAACCACCTAATAATTCGTCTTTGTCTCTTTCGTCCATCATAACAAGCTCCATCCGTCAATCACATCTGGCATATCAGCCTCTACCCCATTCTCCACACGGCTCATACCTGCCACAATACGGATCATCTGCTCACGGTCATTTACATTGATCGGATCGTCGGCCGGGATTCCGGCATAATCTGATACGGCCTTTACATAAGCTTCTGTATGGTTTTCTTTCGGTGGCGCCCACCGGGTAATCATCTTGCGGATAGTGTCGAGTTTGTAATTTTTGAAGTAGTTAGATAATATTTTAAACATCGCCCGGTAGCCGTAGGCCATTGTTGTAAACTGTTTAAAAGATTTATCCTCACTGGGCCTTACTTCTCCTTGGAACAAGTCGTTATTAATCCGAATATTACCAGGATTGTTATTTCTAAGTCCTCTTGCTGTCATAATATATTACTCCATTATCTAAATTAAACTTGTCTAAAACTCACTGGGTGGCTCTCGATCTGGACATCCATGTTTATTACATTTCCGAAAATCAAGAGCACTATTCCTAATTATCAATTCCGTATTCTTTTCAGTTAGCTCACGGATACGCTGACGCAATTCTTCTATTTTTGCATACAAAGTATCTATTTTAGTATCCAGTTCACCCACTCTTTTTTCCTTTTTCTCGTATAATTCTTTCCATTCATCAGCATACTGAGTAATGTTATCCGCTTCTGCTTTTTTAGCTTCTGCGGCAGCCTTACGTTTTCGAGATTCATAAAACATGAATGCTCCAATTAACGGCAGGCCCGCTGCGCTGATAAATGATCCTATCAACTGGACTATTTCTTGCATTTCCATCATTTAAAGTAAAAATAATATGCCTAAATAAGTGGATAATAAGGCTGCTATCTCAATCCAGAACATCGGCTTGCTCTGGTAGAACTTATACCAAAATGTGCCCTCTTTTTCTTTGGCAATGCTTAATACAGTATACCCTACATAGGAAAGCCATACTAACAACATTGGCCAGAGGTTCAATGCCACCCAAAGTTGCGATCCGGCAATACAGATGATTGCTCCAGCAGAATGTATCTTGCTCTCATAATCATCTTTGAAATTGGGAGCTGAACCAACAAAGAACATGCCAGCACAGGACAGAAATGCAATCCATTCCGTGTTTTGTTTACTTACCTCCAATATTGCAGGCATCAATAAACCGGCAGTCAGCCACATCGTTGCCATAAACCACAATTTATGCTCCAGATAGTAATAGGTAGCACTTATGGAATAAGGTACACCCTTAGTCTTTACACACACGGCAGCCGTGTAGGCCGCAATAACAAGCATTGAAATAATCGTCAAAATAGTTATCATACCAATCTTACATTTATGTTAATCAATTCTTTCAAATGGGCATATACCGGATTAATCGTACCATAAAAGCAGTAATATTTCTTCCTTACACCGTCTTCCATTTCCGTGTAATACTTTTCCTGTTCAAGCGTCATGCCTGGCGCATAGAGTTTGGGATCGCATTCAGTGCCTTTGTGATTTTCGTCCATACGCTCATAAAGAGCTGCTGTATCTACCGAAGGAGGATATATTTCGAGAACCGGATTTATCGGTTGCCGGACTTTCCATAACCAGTCATCGTTAATTACCCGGTTGCCGGTATCCAACTTCCCGTTAATAAATTCTTTCCATTCCGCATGTGCGTATTTGGCACTAATCGCTTCATCATCCGTCAGTGACATTGCAGACACAGATTTACGGGTGATACGGGATAACTGCTTCTCTGAATCGTGCGTTTCCGTGTAGTTTACGGCTTCCTGTAATTCGGCTGTTGTTCTATGGATTACATCGGGGTAGCCCGTCACCTCAATCGCTTCTACATCTTCCACTGTCTCGGCAGCTTCAATATCAGAGAGTAACTTTTCTGATAGACCTATACAGATATCATTGTAGTCTGCCATCTCATTGAGAGCTTCCAATAACAGATCTGATTTATACGATTTCCCGTTTACTTCAACCGTATCTTTTCGGGCACACTGGTCTTTTAGAGACAAACGGTCGTATGTATATACATCGTTGTCCTCTATGTAATAGTGCCGGTAGTCAGTGTTGTAGACTTCCTGACGTTTCAAGTCTTTTGCAATTTGAAGTTTTTCTTCCGGTGTCAGTTCGGGAATAGGCGTCAATTGCATATTGAACACTTCTTCTACGGATGCACTTTCGTTTGCCTCTTTAAAGGCAATCTGTTCTTCTGTCAGCAAAACGTACTTTCCTGCAACATAATCCTCCCATGTCGTGCCGATATCGTTGTTTGCTGTATCAAGCTTTTCCGGCATTGTGACATATATGTTTGCTGCGTCTTTGTGTATATATATATATTTACTCATATCACTTATATTTGTTTTATTCTTCGTAAGCCCAGTATCGGATCAGGACAGTACCGTCACCGCCGTCACCTTCTGATCCACCACCACCACCATAACCACCGCCACCATTTACTCCACTTCCTTTACCTTCTGTATAGTCAGATACTCCTGCTTTTCCATATCTTTCACCACCACCACCTCCACCACCAGCAGCATTCCGTTTACCTGAAGATTCCCCAAAATCTCGAGTCGTATGACCTTGTCCTATACCTCCTTCATGAGCGCTGCCGTTTGATCCATTACCACCATCCGAACCGCCATTACCTCCTATAGAACCTCCTCCACCGCTACCTGAACCGCCATCTGAACGCCATGGACCATTTTCGTATCCATCCATACTCCCTCCATAAACTCTATAATTCGAGTTTAGAAATTGCGAGTATCCGCCATCATTAGGTGGAGTACTATTAGAACTTCTACTACTTCCTTTGCCAACTCTTATTGAAATTGACTGACCCGGTATAACAGGAATAGCATCACCATCTCTCCATCCGGATGTATCTTTTTTAAAGGTTTTTGTATATCCTCCAGCTCCTCCTGTATCTGAATATCCTCTATTGCCTCCGCATCCACCACCGACAAGAAACACATCGACCTCCGTACATCCAGGTGGAACCGTCCATGTGTAATTTCCTGCCGGATAAAACCGCTTCTGAAAGAATTCTAACTTCTTACTTCCTATCGTCCTTCTTCTCAACATATCAATCTTTCTCTTTAACGGTTATTGAATACATGACACCACTCGTAGCGATCTTCAAAATAGACATCTCGAAAGGCACGCCGGAAGTAGTGGTAATAGAACTACCGGACATTGATCTAAAACTGCCAGTAGTGGGGATAGGCTGCGTAAATGAAGCGGTAGGATTACAATCAAGATATATCTCTTCGCCTACATTCAGTGCCCTTGCAGACTCATTTATCGACAGGTTTGAAGCGGAGGATAGGGTAGCCCTAATTAACCTCTTGTTTGTTGGTATATTCGCAAGAGTTGTGACAGCATTACTCCCTGTGCCGAAATTTACTATATCATCCACCTTCTTCTTGTCCTCCGCCGACATATATCCCGCAGTGGTGGGAGTAGCGATAGGGGGAGTACGGTATTCACCGTTGTCGGAGAGGTACTTTGTGCCAACACCGTTATTAACAAGATTCATGGAATTCCAGGCACAGACATATGTTTTATCGTCTGTATAAACGGAAATCCTCTTTACATTTACTACTAAATTTGCATTTAACTCAAAGCTATTAAGTCCAGACATATTGATAGTCAACCCATATGACTCTTCATCCTTTGTCATACTAAAAGGGAAATACACAGTGTTAACACGTGCTAAAGACACTCTATTTTCATAAGCATCAACTACCTTTTGATAATTTTCCTCAGATAATGCACCACTTTCATTTGGAAATAAAGTTGTCAAGTCAAGGTACTGATTGCTCGCCACTATCTCCGACCACGCCCCATTGTTACGCCCGTAGGTTTTTCCGTCCTTTGGAGCATCTACCGTAATAGCCGCATCTTCTCCTGCTGGGCCTTGCGGACCTTCTGGACCTCGATCTCCTTTATCGCCTTTCGGGCCCTGTTCTCCCGTAGGACCTTGAGGGCCAGGATCGCCTTGAATACCCTGCAAACCTTGAGGACCTATATCACCTCTTTCACCTTGAGGTCCTTGAGGACCGGTATCACCTTTGTCACCTTTTGGACCCTGAGCACCTTGAAGCGGACCATTGTTTTTCCACACGGAATTGATTGCATCATAAATATAAATGTCGTACGGAGCACCTGTACCAACTCCATAAGCATCACCAGCTTGTGGGGAAACTATTGTAGACCCTAATTCTTCCTGCGTGCTAAAATATCCAAGTACCTTAAAACCACTTCCCGTATCTCCTTTATCGCCTTTTACTCCCTGCTCGCCTTTAGGCCCAACAGGGCCTTGTGGACCAGTTTCGCCAATAGGTCCCTGCGGGCCTGTTTCTCCTTGAATCCCTTGTTCTCCTCTAAGACCTTGCGGACCAATATCACCCTTTTCACCCTTCAATTCTGCCTTATCTTCTTCCGTCAAATCAGAAAAATGCAATTTCAGCTCGTCTTTCTGTTCCGGCGTTAGATCGGAAAACTTCAACTTCAAATCATCGTAAGGGACAAGTACACGATAAGCTGTATCTTCTTCACTGGTGTACTTCCATTCAATGCCTGTGCTACCGGTACGGAAAACAGGAGTATCACCGGCAGTACCTTTCAGATCGGACAAAGCGACAAGATTCTGCCAATTACCGTCCGTATAACGCCATTGGATATAGGTTTTATCCTGATTTACCTGCAAGAATACTTCACGTCCATCTACACCCTTCAAGACAGACAGAGCAACACGTACAAGCTTGTATGTGCTACCCAATACCTGAAAGGCGGGAAGAGAGGACACACCGGTAAGTGAACTTACCTCTTCGTACTGCCCCGGATCTTTCGCCGTAGACGCAATCAAATCCTCCACCGCTGCCGCAATCTTCTGCAAGTCTTCCGGCGTGATCGTTGTCCCGTCTGATAATATGATATCTCCTGCTGCCATAGGTGTTAATCTATTTTATTCCTCTGTTCAAAAATTGATTTTGCATCCGCCAATGCCGCTGTATATATAGCCTCGCTATCTGCATCCGGTATAGACTTGTCAAATGATATATTCTTGGTCCCGTCTGCATTGATGATTATGTAGCCGAAACGAACATCTGCCTTCTTGACTGTACCCGTTACCGACTTTACGTTTTCCCCTTCATCCTGTGTGATATTGTACTGTACTTCGTAACCTGCCACATTGTTCAGGTATGTGCTCTTGACCACTGATGATACTTGTTCGAGTGCCATAACTTATTCCTCCTTATCTTTAGTTTCTGTTTCGACTCCTGTTGCTGAACGCACAATGCTGTCTAATACAAATCTTTTGAAGCCCGGCTTGATGAGTTTCATCATTTCATCAAATTCTTCATCAGGGATTTTGATATCCCCTTCTGAATAATAAATATTGCGTGCCAATTCGCTCATTGGGACACTCTCCGATGCACGGTGCAGAGCGTTCCCAATCTCCTTTCGAAGATCATGATTTTGGTACTGATCAATTCCAACTTCTACATTTAACTCTTTGAAATTTACTTGTTTCATATTAATTTATTTTTTATGAGTTTCTATTTATTATATACCAATTCTTATTGAAATACATCAAAATAGCGGAATCACCTTTACCCATCCAGAAACCAGTATTGCTTCCAGACGCTTCATTTATAGTATCTCCATTTTCATTTATGATATTATTATTTGTTCCTCCTTTAGCTGCAACATATATTCTCCCTGTAGCCCATTTTGTCACCAATAAAATGATAATAATGGCAGAGTTATCAACAACTGCATGTCCTGAATTAAAATAGCCAAATTCAGATTTTATTGCGCTATCACTCGGCAGATTGACTGTTATATCTGATGTTGGTTGATATATATAAGTCCTTTGATTTCGCAAATTCTTAGCCGATGAAAAACGGCTATCGCTTGGAGCAATATTAGGTCCAGTAAACACATCCTCTATGATCCCGAAATTTCCTTTGACACGAAGTCCTCCGTTACAATCTACAGCAATAGGCTTAACATCTGTGCTAACATCCCCAGAAGCAGATACCGAAAGCCCATATGTCGTTCCACCAGAACTGGCCTTATTATGGTTCTTTATAATAGCCGTGCAAGTAAACGAACCTCCAGTCGACGAAGGAGCTAAATTGCGCCCAAAAGCAATACGAGTATTCTCCCCTATCATATCTATATATCCAACATCTTCTCCCGGACTTGCATTGCATTTAAACCAGCCATATTCAGTTATGGTAAACGATCCAATTTGAGTTGCACCTTTAAGATTTATCTTGGATGCTTCAAGTGTAATACTTTCAGGAGATTGATTTATAGATGATATAATATTATCTTTCCTGGCATATAAATTATTACCATAAGCGGTCGTCATTATTCCGGATTCTTCCGTAGGATTACCGTCGGCATCAAAATTAGCAACGACAACCCGCCATTTATCTTTATTTTGCAAGACAAAAGATGCAGCCGATACAGCATTGTCGTTAACCGTTTCCCATGACTGCGTTCCGTTTACACCGATATACCGCTTTGTTATTTTTGTCGACGGATTATACCACAATGCTCCTACGTGTTTAAATTCCTGACCTGATGGCCAAGATTGCCAAGGATCATTTGTTTGGGAATATTGTTCCTGTGAATACAAACCGCATTCAAAAGCTTTATTTGCTAAATCTGCTGCATCTTTTATGCCTTGAGTATTTGTTCCTACGGCCGAAGATATCTGATCATACTCCACGGACAGGTTTGCAACCGATGTTTCAAGTGTTTTTAAATCATTTTTCGATGCAAACAGAGAAACAGCATCCGCCTGCGTGATCCACCCGGCACTTTCTATCGTATTGTTGATATTATCCACCTTCGTAGATATACCGGACATCTGTTCTGCGGTAATCTGCAACTGACTGTCAAAGTGGACATAGATTTCTCCCGTCTCACTATCTACATAATCTTTTGTCGCCAACAGTTTGATGTATTCGTCTGTCTGGTCGATCTGTGTCTGCAACTTGACAATAGCATCCGCAATCTCATCAGAAAACAGCCCTACACCATAAATAAGTATCTCACCAGTGAATCTCAGTTCAAAATCACCTTCCCCGTTCCATTTCCCGACCTTAGACAACTTTTGATAGCTGTCGCTTTCCGATAGCTGCTCTTCATGATACAACTCGGTCCCCGGAATACCGAAACCGCAAGAACCGGGACGGAGCACCTTATAGAACAAAGAGAAAGAATACGTTTTTTCCTCTTCTTCCGTGTGATCCGGGATATTCATTATAGCATTCTGCTGAAGGATATACGTGTTCCTTATTCGCAGAACGTTTTGACCGTTGTCATTATAAATATCGGCAACTTGATCCTTTTCTACATAGAAGCTACCATCCAGCCAAAGATATTCTCCACCTACGTTGATAAAATGAACGTTATTTGCGGCTGTCCAATAGTTTGTATTCTGGCTGAAAGAAGAGTTTACAAGGATGTTACCACCTTCTGCGGATATGTCGTTACGGATGCTATCAATAAGGCTTTCAAACTTGCCGTTCATGGCAATAAAGGTCTGCTCAATGGTATCTCCGTTTTGAAGAATGAATGTCGAGTTTTCAACGTATATCCCGTTCAAATAAGCCCCATAACCAGACAACTGATCGCCTCTCTGTGTCCTGATTCCTGTCAGGTGTCCAATACGGGCTTTCAACTTGCCTTCGGTGCTGGCATCAGTAATACCATCGTACACATCGATAAATGGCGCACCGCTATCGGCCGTTGTTAGATATATTAATCCCTGCCGGTCCGTATCTTCATTGTTACCCCAACGAAGGGCAAAATCTCCGGCTTCCGGTTGTCCTGTCCCTTCTATCAGAGGAATAGCTATATCAAAATAGTCACTGTCTACACCGATACAACGTCCGAAAAGATACTTGATACTGGTCGTTCCCGTCCGTGTCTGTATTCTGACACCGTCACCCTTACGCAGGTTCATAAGCATAAGACCATCCATATCGTCCATATAACAGCGATAACGGTCAGACATCACTTCTACTCTGGCTATTTTGTTGATGTCAGAAACAATCTGGCTACCTCCTAAACCGTAAATCTGGGAATAGACAATCTCGTAAGCAGTGAATGTCTTTCGAATAAAGAGGTTGTCCATCTCCCCGGTGGCCGTCAGTGTGTCTATCTGCCATCCCCAACCGGTAAAACCGGATGCAAAAGTTGGCGATCCGGTATTGCCCCCCACATAGATATCACTCCTCACACGAAGCGAATCCAATATGGCGGCGCCCGTACTCTGGATCTCCCAGCCTTTACCTTCCCAGCCGTCTATGAAAATGGAAGAGCCGATTTCTCTTTCAAAATGAATACTGCCTTTAGCTGTATCATTAACATCCTTTCTCAGATATTTCTTATTAAGTTCCTCTGGTGAAGCCCCACCGCCAATAATAGATCCTCCTGTAGATGTTGAACCTTCATTCCTTACATTATCAATGGCATCCCAAATTTTATCAATCGTACTTGCTATAGGTTTATCGCTAAGAGAAATATCGTATGTTGGAATTGATTCACCCTCTCTTATGGATAAACTCTGAATGATAATGCTATAATCAGTACCAAAATCCACATCGTATAATGGGAGCTTCATTCCTTCACGAATCAAATCGTGTAGATTCCCATTTCTGGCCATGTATATCTCATCCACTCCAATATTATAGGTATAGAAAACATGGTCATGTTTCGCCAGACAAGATGTTGCGGCTTTTAATAACCTATCCTCTGCATATTCCACATACTTTTCCGGCATCTTGATATTAAGAATCACAAATCGATCACCAGCGGAAAGATTCTGCCCAGCATTGGGAACTTGAAAATCATCCCTTGTTGATTTATTAAGAGTTATATCATAATTGCCACTCTCTAACTGAACAACATCTACAATCTCAAACTCATAGCCAATAAGACTACCGCTTTTCATTGATATTGTAGCTGTTTCTGTTGTCAGGTAATCTTTGATATTGAAACCTATATTCTTGATTGTAATCTTAAAAGTGCCCTTTGTCTCTGTTTCTTTTGTTATCTGCTCGGCAGCAACCAGTTCATCTATCCTTCCTATATCCGGCAACTCTACCCCCGCTATAGAGGGATAGATGTCTTCAAATACCATAGTGCACTCCCTAATCCCATAAGCCGAAATATTCTTTGATTCAATATAGTTTTTACCCGTTTCAAGATACCCCGGCAACATTAAATTCTTTTTACCGGAAAAATCAGAATCGCGTTTATTGTAATCATCCGGTATATTACGTTCTCCTCCATAAGCGTACAACCGGGTTACTACTACCTCATCAGCATTAACATCCCTTTCTATTTGGTACAACCCGTTATTCTTGCCGTAATAAAAGGTGTGATCCAAAGACTCTTCTGGATAGCCGATTTTTACATTTCTTTTGGATATAAAGAAATTTAGGCCAAACTTCTTGTTTATCATTACAAGAGCATTCCAGCAAGACACATTATCTATTTCTATCTCTGCGTCCTCCGTTTCAACACCGTCATAAACTTCTATTTCCCATCCTGGATAATCTCGATTCATATTTGCTTGTATTCTTTCAGCAAGCGTTTTTGCGGTTCCGACAAAAGAAAAAGAAGGACTTGGCTGATAATGATAATCATTGCCGTACGGCACATAGTCCAACAACTGGCAATTCTGTAATTCGATATCTATAGTCCTAAATATCAAATCATATTTGAAAGCATTTAAGGCACTACCAAAAGATGCGCTTTTTGTCTGAGACGGATCATAATCCAAATAGAACTCTTCTCCCCTATAAGTAATATGATCACCAATGGCAAAGTTTATAACAGAAGGAGATTCGAAGGAACAGGTTACAGTCCTTTCCCCCATAAATGAACCATTGTACTCTAATTCTTTGATTGTACAACGCTCTATTTCGCCCGTTTTGTCATAAATAATCCACCCCATATCACCTTATGATAAATTGTTCTCTCGGTTTGGTTACTCTAAATTTCATTTTAAATACAGCAACATCTCCCAAACTACTATCGCTTGTGAAATCAAAATCGCTAAAGCCCTTGAAATAAGCCCCTTTACATCCGGTATTTGAATATGGAGAAAAAATATTAAGCTCTAACCCTTCTGTTGTCATATATCTAAATACGGCAGCCTGTTTAGTCGGAAATGTCCCTTGAGCTCCTTTATACACCATAGATATCTCTGTGTCGTAGGCTTGTAATCTTACTACATCAGGGAAATAAACATCCTCGCCATCTTCATCTATCCAATCGCGAGATGGCAACTCTTTTGTTTCAAGAGGTAAGAATAATGGCACACTGGTTGTTTTAATACCAAAGTCTGCATACAGATCTTTTGTTTCGGACCCATTTGCTTTCTGGAATATTAGTGTATCTCTGTCTGTTGCCATAATATAAAAAAAGAGAGCCTACGATGCAATGGCGTCAACCATTATACCATAGGCTCTCTTTGAAGCTCTTGTTTATTACAAAAGCAAATATAGATACAATCTATTAAATACACAAATATTATAGATTCAATTTATAATACATAATAACAACCCAGATAGCGGTATTGCTATCTGGGACATCCAAACGTGATACGCCGGGTACGAAGCCCCAACGTGCGGGTCTATGTTATTTATGTAGCAATATTATCTTGTTCCGTCAATTTGTTGCCGGCAATGAACAGCATCACAAGTCCAATTATGTTACCTAAGAAATATTTGCTTTCCGATCCTGCCAGAAGAACCCCGGCCACTAACAGGAATACTAAAGTCAATACTTTCCCGTGCTATTATTTCAGTCTCGTTATCTAATCCGACATATTGGTTGTCATTTCTAATGCCTGTAAGTCCGAACGGGGTTTTATGTTCAAACCAACATTGCATATTTAAATCATTGACTAATTTTACAATATGTAAGAGTGATCTTATTGTAAACCTATTTTCTTCAATATCAAATTCGTCTATATTGAGTATATCTTGAATTAATCCCAGCAGACAGGAAGGTAAACCGAATATGCCTGCATCATCTAAAATATCTTTGCCGAACTCTGCTAATACCCCTACTTGATCTGCTGTAAGACCTTCGAACTTTGTTGCTAAATCTTTAAATTCCATGATTTTGTAATTATTTTTTTGGTTTATTAATTGGTATAATATTGGCTGTACGTCCTTACGCCGTACCTCTAAATAATTTATATATGTTCAGCTATAATTTTGAGCAGCTAACAAATAAAGCTATAATAGAAACTATAAAAGCAAGCAAAGCTATAATTACGCTTATCGCTTTCCAAGGAATCGGATTACGCAAATTAGGGTTTTCTGCTAAATACAGTCTACCGTAAACAGATACTTTGGCTGTCCAAACCGTATTGCCCCCTCTTACAAAAGAGGCATCTACAAGCCCCTTTCTCTTTAGAGAGTGAACGCAGGTGTTGAACACATGCAACGGGTACATGGATGGGCAATTAGCTCCACATGATTTCACAATCCTTAGCACCTCTTTCTCTTGCTTTGACAACTTGATCCGTTCCATCATAAAGATTTAATCATTGAACAACCTACGAACAATGCGATAAAAGTAGATACCGCTGTAATGGCAGAAAGAACAATCAATACTATATCTTTCCATGGAATTGGGTTTTTCAACATCGGGTTATACTCTATATACGCCTTACCTTTTAAAGTTAGCTCTGCAAAATAGGCATCTCCCTTTGTTGTGGTTTTAAATTCAACCAGTCCTTTTTCACGCAAAGTAGATAGTGCAAACTGGAACAATATAGGAGATAGATGGCGAGGTTGTTTGTAACCTTGCATCTTTACACTTAATAATGTTTCTTTCTCTTCTTTCGTAAGATTGATCCGCTCCATAGCCTATTCGTTTTCTGCGAATTTACGAATATATTTTTGATTCCTATAACTTTATATACGAAAAGGAATGTGTCGCAAATTTCTACACAATCCTTTTGTCATGCCTAACAGGAACCCCAGAAATTTTTGAAGCAGAAAAGAAAACAATGAAAAAATTATGTTATTCACTCTTTTTATGGCAATAAACATCGTTTGTTATTTTTTTTGCCTTACATTTGCAAACGAGACTATCTTAACATAGTTAAACTTCTATTGAAGAGAAATATTATGAACCAAGCTGTACAAACAAATTCAAGTACAAAATTAACTAAAAGGAAAAGCGAACGTTTAGGCTGGAAAAGCCTTGCGGAGCGTGATAGGAGACCTTTGTCTGAAAGAATAGGAGAAGGGCGTAGGGTTTATGCAAATACCAAGAAAAGTACTTTTGTATTAGTTCCTTAGTTATGTTTGATAATATACGTCCTTACGAATTAAAAAGGATACAAATAGACCACTCTCCGAAAATAAATGAACTTTTCGAAGAGTGTTTTATTTATAAGTTCTTCACTGATGAACAAACTAAAGGTGGAAAGACGAGATATATTGCAAGGGCAGAAGTGTATGGTGAAAGTATTGCTGTAAAATTTTATCCTCAAAGTGCAGATGAAGAACATAGATATAGTGCAAGCACAAACCGCTTTACTTTTAAAGGGGTAATTAAAGTAATACTAACATGCGCAAAACTAATACCCGAAATGATGGAAATTTTCCCAAATGCATCTTTTGTTATAAAAGCATCGGAAGGTATAGATTTGCAAACCAACACAGAAGAACAAGAATCCAATAATCAACGATTCAGAATATACAAGTATGCACTGAACCAAGTGATTGGTAATGAAAATTTCCAACATTATGAATATCCGGATATTAGTGTCTATTTTCTTATAAATAAAAGGGATTGTGATGATTTAGAAGATAAGCACGAACGCATAAAGAAAGAGTTGATAGGGAAATTTAACTTGGTGGATTTGTAATAACCAACCAATCCTATGGTCAGAGGCTTTTTGTGCCATTCATTATTGAATCCTTATCGCTTTCCCGCTCTTTCCTTGTGTAATGACGCTCAACAAAGAAGTCTGTATGGCTATTGCGCTCTTTTGAATTTCAAGTGCTGCATCAGCATTGATCTTTGTATTATCGGCAATGGCATTTAGTTGTTGTAGTTGAGCTTGTGCCGTAATGCTCATCGTAGGTAACAGATTACCCGCTATATTCTCCAACAAACTACGCTTTACACTCACATCGTGTCGGATAGCGTTCAAATAACTGCCTAACAAGTTTGCTGTATCCTCTGTTACCCCTTGAATGCTTGACGATAACCCGTTTTGCTTTTCATTGTCAGGAGTGAAAATATCATAGCCTTTGTCTTTGGCGATCTGTTTCCATGCTTCCAAATATTTGTTAACATCCCCTTGAGCTTTTATAGCATTATCTGTTATCCACCCCATAAGCTCGGTCATATCTTTGAATTTATCTTCTTCTCTAGAATAATCTTTATTCATTATTTCTTCGGCCTTATTTTGAGCCTTTTCAAAGACATCCCCAAGAGTGAGAGAGTATATCATATTAGTGGCCAACTTCTCCAGCATATCCGATACAGAATCAGTAAATTTCTTTGCCGCATCTGTCCCGTTTTCAAAAGCGTCAACCAGAGCATCCATCATTGTGTTACCCAAATCTCCAAAAATACCCGTCAGATAGTTTTTTACACTATCCAGAGCTTCTTCGTAAGTACTCCAGTTATCAAGCATCTGCTGTAAATAACGCTGATTTTCTTCGCTTAGCTTTTTAAACATGTCCGAATTGACAAATTCAGCCAATGCGTCCATATTTACAGAGCTGTCCTCGTTAAATAGTTCGGGGGCTGCATCTTTTAAAGAAGCATATTTGGCACTTCTGAACCATGTTGAATGTCTGATTTGAACTTGCATGTTGGCCAAAGATTCCTCTAAAGAATCAAATGTTTTATCTAAATCAATATCAAAGATATTCGCCACCTTGTCTGATACATCCTCATAAACTTTTCTGTTTTTAATATCATTCAAAGTGCTTTGATAACGCATTAGAGCATCGCGGGCAGCGTCTATATTATTCCTAGCGTTAGCCCATTCATCTGTTCCAAATATGGTATCATATTCCCCGCTATCTATGCGTGCATTCTCTTTAACTTTCTTTAATTCGTCATTTAGCTTGGCAACTTCTTTCCTATATTCAGCCATATAATCCGTTCGATTAAAAAGACCGAATATTCCGGTGACAACCTTTAGCCCGGCTGAAATAGCAGTAAGAATCACAGACGCCTTATCTAAAGATTCCATATTGGTTTCTATAGACTTTACGGCATTAGCCATCTGTAAAAGCGAAGAGGTCATTTGACCCGCCTCTTTGATTATTTTACCGGCAGTACCACCTACTGAATCACCTATTTCAATAAAAGAATCATTAACCTTATCAAGAACTTTGTATAGCTCTTTCCAGTCCTTTATCTTGCCCTTATTATCGTCTTTCCCCTGAGCTTCACGTTCACCTCTCTCTATCTTATCAAGTTCTTCTCTTATCTTAACAAGCATAGCACGATAAGAAGCCAGTTTTTCCCCGTTATCAGGATCAGATATCTCGGCCTTCATCAACTCCGCTTGGGCTTCAATAAGCATCTTTCGTAGCTGCTCTAGCCCTATACTCGATAATTTATTAACCCAAGATTGAAATGTATTTTCTCTTTGGGCCATTTCCACGTCTAAGCGTTTTAGCGCTTCGTCCTCCTGATAATAGGTTTCTTTTATCGTATCTGCTGATGCACCGGATTTGAACAGCACATTTCGTTTCTTTGCATACTCCTGTTCGATTGATTTTCGTTTTTCCAAATATCCTTGAAACTCTTTGGCCACACTGTTAAAATAATCTGTCACACTCTTTGTGTACAGTTTATTCTCCGTCTCAACAAGTTGCTGGATTATGTCTTGAAATTCAGAAGGAAGGTCATTTATTCCTGTTATAGACGATTTAAATTCGCTTTCCTTTTTACCTGGATTCTCCTTCATCCATCTTGCTTTTTCAGCCTCCTTATATTTTTTTACAATTTCATTTGTCTGCTTGTCAATTTCAGACAAACGCTTTTTATGATTCAAGTTTAATTGAGCCAGTTCCTTTTCTCCCCCTTCAGCCATAGAGTTGACTACAGCTTGCTCTATCTCTAATTCGGCTTTAACTCTGAAATCTTTCAATGATTGAAGCTGATTTTGCAATATATCTGACCAATTCTTAGTAGATTTAGTTTCTTTATTATCAATTGATATATTGAACTTGTCAACGACCGATTGAAGCTCTTGAACTCGCTTTCGAGCCGCATTTATATCATCCTCCGAGAATAGACCTGTTGTTTTCTCTTTTCTGGCTAATTCGTCTTTAGCTTCGCTCAACTCATCTTTGAATCGCTTGAGCCAATCAGCGTATTCTTCAGCATCTTTAGGCATGAGATTTTTTAAGCGATCATTTCCCGATATAAAATCACCAATTGCTTTACGCCATCCAGAAAGCGTGTTTCCTAGATCAGCATCTTTAGCCGTATTTCCTAAATTTTCAAATTCTTCTCTTGCCTTTTTAGTCGCTTTTTGAGCAGCTATTAATTGATTTTCAATATCAGTATATTCTTCTGCATATTTTTCAAGATCTTCCTCTGTTCTTGAAAAAACAAGTGGGGCAGTAGCTCCAGCAATATAAGTTCCAGTTCCTGCTTTGTATTTATTTTTAATAGCTTCCAGTTTCTTCTCTAACTCTGCTTCTCTTTTTTCAGCGTCCCTTAAATTACCTTTAGCTGCTTTTTTTGCCATTTCAAGGCTTTCCTCATTGGCTTCTCTCATCTTTTTTACTGACATTTCCAACTCTCCTGTATAAGCTTTTACGTCCATTGCCGCACCTTTAAAATGAGCTCTAAGTGAAGATGTTACAGATTCTAACCTTTTGGATTCTTCAGCAGTTTTATTTTGTTTATTAGATAATTGCTCGTACTCATCTATAAGTTTCTCCATGCCTTTGGATTCTTCAAACTTCGTCTGCATTTCCCCAATAGACTCATTTAAATCAGTGATTATCTCTTGGGTACTTTTTGCTTTGTCAGAAAACAAAAAGAATGCGCCAGCCGCCGTTGCTAAAATGGTAGCAATAGCCACATAAGGGTTCGCCTTGGCAGTCAAATTAAAAGCTCTCTGTGCTGCAGTCAATAGTCCCAACTCCTTTCTAAACATCATAGTCAAGCGTATACTGTCTACTAAGTTACGCGATTTTTCTATAGCAGACACGGCTATCAATGCGGCTTTATAACTACCATAGGCCATTACAGCAGAGAGGATATATTTAGATAACTCCTCCCAATTGCTCATCGTATCGGTTATCAGGTCAAGTCCCTTGCTCAACGTGCTGTTATTGCTTTCGGCTATATCAGCGAGCATCACATCGTAGGCATCACGAAGGTTTGACAACTTACCGGCAAGCGTATCAGCAAGAGCACCTTGCATATTATAGAACTGGCCTCCTTCATTCGTCAAGTCCCAGAGCACATCTTTAACCATCTGAAAAGACACCTCCCGTTTGGATATCTTATCAAATACATCTCCTACCGTTATTCCGGTTTCTCCAAGTTCCTCAAACTTTTTTCTTAGTTGCTCCAACAACGGAATACCAGCCTCCGTGAACTGACGCAACTCTGTCCCTTTCAAGAACTCTGCCGAACGTACTTGTCCATAAGCAAGGATGATACGCCCCATATCCACACCTACGCTGGCAGAAATATCTGCCAGTCGCTTGGTGGTGTCATACATTTCCTCATAGGGAATATTAAAAGCGGCAAGCTGTTTGGTATATCCTGCAAGTTCTTTAAATTCAAAAGGAGAAACGACTGCAAGTTCTTTGATCTGACCGAATAGCACATCTGCTTTGGTGGCATCCTTAAACATCGTCTGTAACGCGACACGCTGCTTCTGAAATTCTCCACCAATTTCGATTATTTGAGTCAAGAATCTTTCTGCCGCATATACGGAATATATATTCGCCAACTGATTGCGGAGTTGAACCGCAAGGTTGAATTGCGTACGCATATTCTTAGTTATCCCTCCAAGTGATCCTGCGTACTTATTAGCAGAAGAGGATGTATTACTATACTCACCCCGCAGCTTCCTGACTTGCTCTTGTAGTTTTTTTATCTTCTCCCGGCTTTCATCATATGAGTTCTGGATACGCTTGTTTATCTCTTCTATTCTTTTAGCGCGTACATCACTAGCGGATACATTTGTATTTATTCCAGCTTTGGCAATAGCGTCTTGGATCAGTTTAGTAGTATTAGCCTTATCCACGACGACATCAATCTTAAACTGTTGTCCTCTTAAAGCATTCTCTATAGAAGATTTCAAAGATTGACTATTTAAACCAACTTGAACATTCAAGTCTTTCAAACGTTTCTCAACAGCTTTTATATCTTTGTCTGTTAGGTCTTTTAATCCTAATTCGAACCACATTTTACCCAGACTTCCCATAATGCCTCTACTTTTTAATAATAAACTGGGAAAGATCAATTACCGGCTTTGCTCCGTCCTTATATTTATCTTCCCACTCTTTTGTTTTTTTGATTACTTGTTGCTTACTTGGTCGTTTAGAGTCACGGCCTTTTTTATCTCTTTTACCACCTTTGTCCGTCCCATAATTTATGACAGGTTTGTCTATAGTAAGAAGCTCAATCTGAGCGCAAGAGAGGACGCATCTATACTCATACATGGGAATAGTTAAAAGCCCTAAAAAGAAAGACCTTGAAGCCATTAAATTAGGGTGTTTTTCCCCTATTGTCCAGGCTTCTCCGTACGCTGTTCGAGAAGGATACGATCGGCTTCCTCCTTCTTCATATTCATTTTCGAGTCTCTCATCGCGGTCGCTAATATGATACACATCCAATAATCCTGTATGAGCGATGCTTCTTTTTTTTTACCTTCTGTTACAATGGAAACAATTACTTCCGAAGGAACATGATGATACAGCCATCTCCACAGTAAGGAATACAGGAATGTGATCGAAAATAAGCCATTCAAAAGGATTAAAGCAGCCGTTCGTGCTGGTACTTCATTGTCATTTTTACAGTTCAATGAAACATCAGTTATCCTTTCCAACGTATAGGGACGCATCCATCCTATATTGAAATTCATTCTACCCCAACGAATAGTACTCTTGGAGGCAGTCCGTACCTCTTGAAATATCCTTTCATCCTTCCTGGAAGGCTCTTTGATTCTATCAGCCATACTTATTGTCATCAATAGAATAATGGCGGAACTTGAATTATGCAACATAAGCTCCGCCGTCAGTGAATATATTAAGCAGCTTGTTTCTCCAAAATAAAGATGTCTGATCCATCCTCATTCTCCAACGGAGTTACGGTCACATTGAAATATGCCGGATTATCACCATCCGCAACGACGAGACTTCCGTACATTTCAATGCTAGGTAAGATTACGATAACATCCTTGTTATCACTCATCATGATAAGAGCGCCGGAGATCTTCTTAGGAGCCATACTATATGCAGCACCGGAATAACTTTCATCTTCGGCTAAATTGGAGGTCGAAACAATATCCTTTTTCTTATCCATGAACAAGTTATTAATAATTCCTTTCAAACTGGCTACTTGAAGAGAAATATCCGAATCTCCTTTTTCTGTTCTAGTCACCCAGTTAGCACCTGTGGTCAACTTTATTTCTGTTGTTTCCGGTTCTCCTGTATTAAACGTTACTCCATCTGATAATACAGGTAGTTCCATGTCTACAGTAATAGCAGAAGCCAATTCTGAGACAGTCAAAGGAGTCTTGATATAATACACTTCGTCCATTTTATTAAAAACGGCTCTAAGTGCACTCAATTGATTGGTAACAGTTATTTTTGCCATGTCTTTTTATCTTTTATTGTTAATACTTATATGAATCTGTTTGATTTATTTTTAAATCCGCATTGATCAACCAATGAGAAAAGCCCAATCCATCATCTCCTTTAAGAACCAACACCGGGTTCGTCACACAAAAACGACCATCGTTTGTTTTTATAGGGAAAAGAGAAATTACCGAATCGAGCATTGTTTGTAATCGGGGAATGTTTTCCAACCCATTCTGTTTATTCCTTGCAGCAAGGTCTATGCGAAGGGTCGTACTTTGTAAAACATTACTGTCCGGGACATTAACAGGCATAGAAACGACTATGAAATCAGCCATTTGTTTCTGGCTTGCGGCTTTACGATTACCTGCTGATACATCCTTGCTGATACCGGCAAACAATGTACAGACCTCCTCCAATATTCGGGATATGTAAAAACGACTCACTCTCATTACTGATAATGTTAAAAAGGAACAACCTCAAATTCATTTGGCAATTCAAAAGGGATCTCTACCGCATTGTCAAAATCCAACTTAGCAGTAAATAATTTCTCTCCAGAAACACGTACAAATTGAAAGGTATCTGTCAGAACGTTTGCTCCTTCTTCTTTTTCGCGGTATTCCGCATATTCCACGCCTACAACTAAAACGATAGCAATACCTTTGATCGAGGGTCTATATCGGCTCAAGAAATTCAACGATTCTTCATATCCATAATACTTTCTGTTTCCTGTCGGAGCAGTATAATATTTAGGACTGCCTTCTTCGTCCCATCCTATCTGAGCCTTTTCCCCTTTTTTCAAAGTCTTATCATCAACCAGATGAGCATACGGCGTAACGGATTTTACAAGTTTCCTATTCATGTATATTCCATAAGCGATAGACCCCAATAGGTTTCCTGTAACACCCAACGTCTGCACATTCTCGAATATATGTTCAGACAGTTTGTTGCAAGCCTTTACACACAATCGCATCAGGAACCTATTTTTTAGTTTTTGGAATCTTTTCATTCCCTCATTAAACACCTTTCTGTTATCTTCCATTTCTTTAGTTTTTAGAGATATTGAAAAATACTTCCGTCCCAAAGTTGGAAATGTTCACATCTGTTATAAGAATGTCTATCCACAAGTTTACTCGATCCTTTACATCAATCATATCGCCAGGCAATATCCCTTCTACGAATCCGGGTATTGAAACTCGGTAATCTGTCTTAGGAACATTATCGGAATAAAAATTACGGATTGATGTATTACTTTCTTTCCGGCATTCACCTTCGTAAAGTATAACCTTCTCGCCTTCCGAAAACTGGGTTGCCCCGGTTATCCGATAGATTGTGCAAGTATGCGGGTATCTTGGATTACTAACAGCCATATCCCTTCCTCCAAATCTTCATTCCCCTGGCATGAACACGCGGCCCTAATTGGGTATAGCGAATCTCTCCATACTGAGCATAAATACTATTGGCTATCGCGGTCCACCTTCTTTTGTCCGTTTCAGATATCTGTCCTCCTCCTTCCTTATGTTTCCAATTCCCATCCGCATCTTCAACGCTGACTTTCACACTTGGCATATTGGAGCAGGCCATATACACATCCGCTTTCAACAACATCTTTGTTTTCAAGTCCAAGTTTGAAACCAAAGAATCAGGCTGAATTTGACGATCAGAAAGGATATTAGCAATCACTTCATCACTCAAATCCATATTCACGATACCACGAACATATTGTTCAACTGTACGCTCAGTATTTTGAGAGTCACGAATCATACCATTAAGCAGTTACCGTATAAACACACATATACTGAGGCATACTTGGAACACACAATATCGCCATCTCGCTCTCTACATACATGCTTTTTGTTTCAGCATTGAACATCTGACGCAGCAGAGTACGACCATCATCAAACCATGCAATGCGCTGCGTAGGATCGTCCGAGAATACCATAGGTTGAACGCTCTTTATTGTCCCAATCTGACCGTCTGGTACAAAAGCGACATTGAGAGGATTAAAGTTCTCTATAGTTTCCACTTTTAAAGACTTCGACTCTTCATCGAATTTATCCACAGCAGCAATGCTATCTCCTGGGATGATTGACGCACCGATAATACGACGAATAGCATCTAGCTTGCCTTCATCGGTCATATTTTGAGCATACTGAGAAGCCACCAAATCGGGATTAGTAGCACCTGCCGCACTCGGATAAAGAGCAAGTCCAATGCGTTTCAGTACCTTTGTATGAGTCAAAAGATCATCCAACAAGTCAGAAGCAATTTCAAAATGTCCGGCGGGGAATCCCTTCTTGCGCATAGCCTTTACCTTGTTCTTAAGATACAGTAGCGGATCAGAAGTTGTTCCTTCATTTGCTGTTGTATGTTCATTTGTTTTCCACCATCTGCTTTCTCCGGAAAGCGATTCTTTGTTTGCGGCAGGAATACCAAAATCAAATGTCAGCCCGCTGATACCTCTCGGATTATTATCTAATCCAATCGTGAATTGGCCAGTAGATGCAACACGCATACGCTGATGAGTTATAGCATTTCTATTACCTTGTAACAGATTATCCGTGCTGGTAAATAGCATTTCCATAAGTGCAGATTGGGTTGCCGTATTCAATGCGGCATCTCCAAAACGCTGTACCATAATCATACGTTCACGAAGCATCTTTGCACTGATAGGATAGCGATGCTTCTGAGTCGGAATCTTATTTGACCCGATCTTAAACTCACCAAATCCTTTGTCAAGACCTTGCGAAGCCTCGTCCATATAAACAGGAAGAGTTGCGATATTAAGAGATGCAATCAACTGCTCATATGTGTAATCAAGTTGAATCTCCGGGTCCCATGCAAACCCGTCGGCTTGGAGTACATTGTACTTTTCTTGAAAACGATCGACAAACTGCTGGAAAGAAGCTCCCCCCAATCCGAATGTCATTAAGTCATAGTAATTTGATACCATTGTTCTCATTATTCACCTCCTTTTTTAAGCTTCCCGAATAGGGGTAATTTGAGGCAGTACTGCCCATACTTCATCCGGTACAGTCTCTGCCAGCCTATCTGCATAGATCATCCCCTCGAATACAACTGCACCAGTCGCATAATTAGTATCCGTATCCACATAGACATCATGATACAAAAGCCCTTTGATCGTTGCCGGTTCTACCGAAGCGCCGGATTGAGATGCCGTCTTTATTTCGGAAGCTTTGATTATCTTTATTGTGTGTGCTGACTGATCAAGTTGACACATACTTCCGGCTGGAATAACTTTACCTTTATAGCTGGAAATATTACTAATATTACCTCCTACAGGGTATTGATTCACCACCTTGTGCCAGATATTTTTTCCTGAATTAAATTCTTTCTGGCCTCTACCAAATGTATTACCTAATGTTCCCATAGTTTTGTTATTTTATTGTTTTGCAGGGAATTTACCTTCTTGAGCTTTTTTGGCAAAGAACTCATCTAATGCCTTTGATGAATTATGTCCACTACCCGATGCGCGCCCACCATATGGGGTAGCACCTTCTCCATTGTAAGCCTTTAACTTCGATTCATACAAACGCTTAGTTTCTTCTTCCAACTTCGCAATGTCCATCCCTTCAGAAATTGGCACAAGATTAACCACATCTTCCCAAAGAGCTTTATTATAAACATTTAACTCCCCTGATTTTTGAATAACTTTTTCACGCAAAGATTTTTCAAATGTTTTTTTTCTTTCCTCTTCACGTTCCTTCTCAATAGTTTCAAGCCGTTTCAACAAATCACCGTTACCGTTATCTCCAGCCTGTGGACTTACTGGCGGGGTGGGAAGCTGAGGTTCACCACCTTTAGGCTTGTAGTTCCTCGCAAACTCGGCCTGTTCAAAACGCATCTGACCTCCCATAGCCTTAATTACATTAGCTTGAGATTGGTAAAAAGAATCGTCTACCATTTCATCCGATGTGATTGTAGGTAAAAGGGCATCAAGATAAGCGTCAAGTGTCCGAGTGGTAACTCCGGTGTCTCCGAAGTATCCATTTGTGCCGGGTTCTCCGAGCACATTTTTTAATCCTGTCAAAAGGGTCTCTTTTTCCATTTCTTTTAAATTGTTTATAAACAAAAAAGAGAGCCGACTATAACGAATTTAATCGTTACAATCGGCTCTCTATGAAGCTCTTTTAAGCGGAAGCGATAGGAATTGGAATCTTTAATACCTCTTGGTTTGTTACATTAACAATGTAAAGCTTTCAACCTTCTATCGACGCTTCCTATTCTGTTATGGTTACATTTACATAATGCTTACACCTAGTACATTTTATCCTAAGCATGGCCATGCCTGATACATATTGGATATCAGCCATCATTTTTCCACAATACGGACATTTCGCCGCTTGAGTTCGGACATCTAAGCCATCTTTGTCTAATCTTGCTACTACTTTAAGCATATATTTTATATGTTACACCGCAAATATATAGATAAAATCTATAAATACAAAACAAACAATAGATTTTATTTATATATTTGCAATACATAAAACAACAGAGTTCCTAGAGAGCCGACAGGACATTATTTCAATGTCTTATCGGCTTTTTTTATTATGGAAGTATTAGAGAAAGACATAAAAACAGATTTTGGTGATCCTGTATACTCTTATGAGTATATAGAAGCGCTTCGTGTGTCTGATAGAAAGAAAGCGAATCCTCTAAAAATAATCGCTCAAAGAGGTTGCCAAGAAAAGTTTCTAGCTTCCTCTTCCGATATTACCATCTTCGGGGGATCGAGAGGAGGATCAAAAAGTTTCTCTTTGCTAATGGAATCATTAAAAGATATCTACAACCCATATTACAATTCCATTTTGCTGCGAAACGAGAAGGATGACCTACTTGACTTGATCAATACATCATATATACTATATGGGCAGATGGGGCAATATAATAAGTCCATCAGCGACATGACGTGGTATTTCAAGAATGGCGGCAAATTGAAATTCTCATATCTAGCAGACTCATATGACGACTTCAAGAAGAGATTTCAGGGAAAACAATATTCATTTATAGGTATTGATGAGATAACGCACTGCTCATATGAGAAATTCAAATACCTGATAACATGCAATCGTAACGCGTACGGGATAAGAAACAGGTTTTACGGGACATGCAACCCTGATCCAGATAGCTGGGTAAGAAAGTTCATAGACTGGTGGATCGGGGAAGACGGGCTGCCTATCGATGAACGTGACGGTATCATTAGGTATTGCTTCATGGAAGGAGATTCCCCTGATTCCATATATTGGGGTAACACTCCGGAAGAGGTCTATAACCAATGTAAGCACATTATTGATCCCTTATGGAAAGACGCTTACGAGGAATTGGGTTTCAATAAAGTGACAATGTACGTCAAATCCGTGACATTCATACAGGGAAGGCTTGAGGAGAATATAAAACTAATAGCCTCTGACCCTAATTACGCAGCCAACCTGTCACAGCAAAACGAGGAACAAAGAGCGAGGGACCTAGAAGGTAACTGGAACTTCAAGGCCACAGGGGACGATCTTATCAAGATGTCGGACATGGATCGATTTTATAGCGCTTCGGCCCAAATAGAGAAAGGTATCCGTTACGTATCAGCGGATATCGCTTTTGAAGGTGGGGATTTCTGCGTTATGTGGTTGTGGATAGACCTGCACATTAAGGACGTATTTGTCATGCGCGAGAACTCAGCAAATACAGAAACGATGTTCATGGCAAAACTCAACGAATGGGGGGTACGCGAAGAAAATGTTATCTATGACTACTGGGGAGTAGGACAAGCCATATCCGGCCATGTCAAACGCGCCGTCAAGTTCACCGGAACCCAAAAGCCAGAAAAACAATTTGAGAATTCTTATAAGAATATCAAATCGCAGTGCGCTGAAATGTTAGCCCATTACATTCAAGACGGTAAGATTTCTATCGAACCGAGGTTACTGGATTTGAAATTCTCCGGCAAGAAAGGGAAATACCAAAAAGTCGCCCTAAAAGACATCCTGATGAAAGAGCGCAAGTGTATTAGACATAAAGACAATTCCAATATAGGTGGATTTGAACTTATAAACAAAGAAGGGATGATCAAAGCCGTAGGATATTCCCCCGACTTTTTCGAATCTCTTATCTACCGTATGTATTTCGAGATAAACAAGAAAAAAATTTTTAAACCAAAAGGGATGCTAAGGTACGTATCCTATAAACCATTTTGATCATGGATAAAAGAGATATCAAAACAAAAAGACCGTGGAGAAGAGTCAGACCGGAAGGCTATATGCGACATGGTACATATATGGCAGAGAAAGAACCTTTGCTGACAAATGATCCTTGTCTTTATACATTTATGACGCAATCGGATTTTATTAGAGAATACTATCCTTCTGGACATATCATAAATGACCCTAATATTTATCCTGACATCTACAGAATGGAAGAGGAACCCGTATATGATGAAAACGGAGAGCCGACCGGCAAAATCCAAAAACGCCTGTACAAAGAGCTTGTTCCCCGTTACTCTTTTGCCTTCCAACAAATCATCACAGTAAAACAGATAGTACATTTATGTGGCAATGATATCCAATTTGAATTCGTAAAAGAAAAAACATCAGAAGAAGAAGAAAAGAATTTTTACCTTTTCCGGGAAGGATGGCTAAAAAAAGATATGGAAATAGCATTCTTCGATGCTGTCAAATCAACAAAAATAACAGGAGACACAGCCATTGTCGTATATCTCCGAGAAGGAGTGTTTGGTTACAAAACGCTATCTTTCCAAAATGGAGATACGCTTTATCCCCATTATGATCCAATAACAAATGATCTCCTCGTTTTTGCCCGTTCTTATTTCGATTACGATGAAAACGGGAGCCGGATTACTGAATGGCTTGAAGTATGGGATAAGACATATCTTTACCGTTATAAACGATCAGAACAAGGAGCCAAAGGGATTCTTAACAACATATTAAGCCTATTCGGAGTAGACGGATATGAGTTGAAAGAACAATCACCTCATGGATTTCCATTTATACCCGTTGCATACCATAGAGATGAAAATGGTCCATGCTGGTCGCCATCTCAAGATGCTTGCGATGGTTATGAAATGTCATTTTCGCAAATGGCACAAAACAATCAAGCATTCGGATTTCCTATCATGTATCTACAAGGAGAAGGTGCAGATTCTATGGCAATGCAGCATGATTTAAACGGTACAATTAAAGTTATTACTGGGGGACCGGAAGACAAAGCTTCTTTTCTGTCTCAGCCGAACGCTTCAGAATCATTTAGCAAACAGCTTGATACATTATACAAAATGATCTATGAGCAATCGTTTGCCGTTATTCCACCGGAATTAAAATCAGGAGATTTACCTGCTGCGGCATTAAAAATTCTATATTCTCCTGCCTATGAAAAGGCAATGATAGATTCAGCCGAATACCAACCGTTCTTAAACGATCTGGTAAAGATTTTCATGTTCGGATTCGGAGTTGAAATGAAAAAGACGATAGATTTCATGAACCTGCCTATTAAATGGTGGATCAAACCATACATTCATATCAATGAATCGGCTATGGTTGCAGACCTCGCTTCGGCTGTTCAAAACGGTTTCATATCGAAGCAAACTGCATCCGAACGTATTCCGATGTATTCTACAGCAGGAGAATGGGAAAGAATTATCAGAGAAGCAAAGGAAGAGCAACAAAATGATTTACTAAGTCAAATAAAATTAGCAAATGCCAACCGAGAAGCAAATACAGGAAGCTAAACTGTTTCTTCAAATGAGAATTGAAGCAGAGATTAGTGCGAAGAATAATATTGAGGAATATATGATGGAAGCCGCGCGTGAAATCATAGCAATTTCTCAAAAATACAATATTCCTCCGCGCTTATTCCGTTTCGGTTTTAATGAGTCGCTTCGAAAAGAGGTAGACAATGTCATCAAAACACTAAAAGAGAACATCATTTATGCGACAGAAACTTTATCGGTCTATGACAGGGAAGATGATAAAGACTCCATTCTAATCTATCTCAACAGTGATAAATACGGGAAAACGTTTAAAGAGAGAGTTAATGAATATGCCAACCGATATAAATTCGAATTAGAAGCCGCGATAGCAGCAGGAATATTCTTTGGCAAAACCGACAAAGAGATATTATCCACCATTAAAAGAAGCTTGTCCATGCCCTACAATAATCAGTATATCAAGGGTTCATTCGACAAAGGACTATCGGCAACGCGCATAGAGACAAAAGGCATAAGCTATGGAGTTGGGAAAAGTAGCTCGGCGTACAATCTCTTAACCTCTTTGTCAAGAAACGAAATTGCTTTGACTTGGATGTGGTGGTATGGTAAACAGGCATTGAAAAAAAATGCTACAGGTTTTTATTCGTTTCGGGGTAGCTCATACCCTTGTGCATTATGCGATGATATGGTGGGGTTCCACCCCATGCAAGACTATAGGTATCAATGGCACTTGAATTGTCGATGTTATTTTGTATTCGTGTAACACATAAATTATGAAATACTTATGGATTATTCAAAGAGTATAAAAACAGAAATAAAGAAAGCGAAAATATCAATTGAAGAAAAAATTTTCGCCGACCTCATGTTGGCAGGTTGGAAAGACAATGATGCTTATATAGCAGCTTTCGGCTACAATATTAATTTGTCGGATAGCTATATCAAGTCACAGATGCGTACTACAATAAACAATCCAGATTTCGCCAAATACATGGAAGCGACAAGCAAAAAGAAGGAGAAAAAGGAGATAAATTTAGAAAATAGCGATGACATCACTTTGGAAGAAGCCTTATCCTTAGCGACCAAAGAGGAAACCTTAAAAGGCCTCATTATCGCCAAGTCAAAAATGAAAGCGGGTTCCAAGGAATGGCTTGATGCGACAAAACTCATTGCCGACTTACAGCAGATGAAAAAAGATATAGTAGAAGAGGAAGATACTACTGTACATTACTACCTACCACTTACATGCAACAGATGCTCTTTGTATCTGACAAACAAAAAGAAAAACAACAATCATTAAATATTAAAATTATGGCAACAACGACAGTAAATTTTCAACAAGATGGCAGCGATTATATTTCTGATATCATCATAGCCCAATCCAACACATTAGCGTTTAGGATCAAAGTTGATAAACCAGGAAGTATTATTCTTGAAAGATCAATCACAGGTGATAATTTTATATCAGAAATAGGATTGCCACCTTCTCTTGTTCCAGGAGATACTCTCTCCATAGAAAAGAACATAACAGGAATTGTAGCTCAACAACAACTCCGTTTCCGTTTTCAGAATTGCAAACCTGTTTCAATATCCGTACTGCAATGATAACTCTCAACAACATCAATTTATCCAGCATTGATCTTTTGGGCATAGACTTGAAAGGGATAAAGCTGGGACTTGGAGGACGTGGTGGCGGTTCCGGCGACGGTTTCCCGCAACTTCCGGGTGATGTTACGCGCTGGCATTTTGGCGGCCTGACGAACGAGATGATGGCGGCTATGGACGATCCGAGGATTGAGGATGCGGATGGCAAAGGTAGGTTCCTATCCTTCAAGAATTTCGCTTGGAAGGGGATGTCAGGGGTTGGGGGATATGAAATGAATTTCAATTTATGGAGAAACAATGCTTCAAGCATTCCAGATATTTCTATGTCTACGACGACTACCTCAGTTAGTGTAAGTGTTGGAAATTCTACTTATAATAACAATCTTATTTATATTCATATAAGTAATTGGGATATAAATAAGAATCACTGGTTGAAGGTCACATCTACTTATGAAGATGGAGATCTCGCCTTTATATTTTATAATGATAGCAATACTAAAAAGATTGGATTGCCAGCTAACGGCTATGTAAACATACTTGCATACCCTGAATTTAAAGGCAGTTATATGTATATCTCAACTATATCTAATAAGCAAGGTTCATTTACCATCGAACAACTTCCCCTCTACCCCGGTGCACTCGTCTTTGACGGAGTAGACGATTGGGCGGGATGTGACAACTTGCCATTATTGCCTAAAGAAAAAGGATATAGTATTATTGCATTGAGGAATTGGATAACACGATATGATGCAACTCAATATAAAAGACCTTTAATATCAAATCTTGACACAAATGATGAAGGCGCTTTTTTAATTGAATATAGAAAGGATGAAAATGTAAATGACGTTACGGGATCTTATAATAGTTTTACAGATGTATATATTGATGATAATAACCCTATTACATGGCAAACATCAAGTAGTTACAATGGTCAAATAATAAAAAAAGGAACATCTAAATCTACTAATAAGCTGTGTATTTGTAAAACTTATTTTGGCCAATTAAGTAATTATGCCAATGCTGCCATTTGGGAAATAGTCATTCTCGATCATGATGCCACCGAAGAAGAACTGACCAAGATCAAAGACTACTTCGTCAAAACCTATCCCTGGCTCTTCCCCGACCAAGCATGGACAGTCACCGGCAAGACCAACGAGGACGAAGATCGTGCTACTATTGCCAACATTACGGGCAATGGTAATGATCTTGTACTGTCTAATTTTGGGTTTGCAGAAGGGAGTGGGTATGGGTTGTATGTTGAGAATTATTCTAATTCAAGATGGTTTATCAATAACAGTATTACGGGTACAAAAAAGAGTGATACATTTAATGTTACTTCTATCAATCAAGTTGCAGTTCAGATTCAGTATATCGCAGAACCATCACAATCTCCCTACACCGTTCCTTCTTATACTATAAAAGTTACAGGTCTTACAGATGGTCAAACGGTTAATTATAGGGTATCGGGAGGCATTTCTTATCCTATAACACAAGATGGTATATATATATTACCTGGATTTGATTTCGCAGGCATGGGATCATGGTATGGATTTCAGTTCAATAAGGTACAAGAAACCTGTGACATCACCATCGAGCAAATCCCCGAATACGAAGGATATCTGGTTACTGATGGGGTGGATGATAAGATAGTTTCGTCAGTTTTTGGAATGGGTAAGGATTTTACGATTGTTGGGGATTGGAAGTTTATTGATAATAAAAAGAGTGGTACTGGTTTAGTAAAAGGGTCTAGTTTTTATATCTACAACACAATGATTGGACTTGATCTTTATATTAATTCAGGATCAGTAAAAAATAGTCTTGACGGAATTAAAAGTATTAATGCTGCATGTTCAGATGGTAGGGCCTATGATCGTAATTGGAATGAAATACTGGCAAATACAGGTAATGTAGTTGGTTCTGGTGGTACATTGGAGGTATCGAGTAGTGGTGGTAGGTTTGATCGAATAGCTTTTAAGAACCTTGCAATTTATCCAAGAATCCTCTCCAAAGACGACTGTATCAAAGCCTACAACTACCTCCAAACCCTAAAAGCAAAGTAACATTAAAAATTAATTGAATATGAAATACGCAATAGTAAACATTGTATGGGCAAAGTCCCACGGAATAGAAGTCCTACCGGAAATGAGGACAAGTGTAGACCAGAGCAAGGTAATCTTGCATGAAGAGTTTCTATCTCCCTTTAGTGACGAGGAATTTCCGAGATTTGAATCTACGGACCCGGAGTTTATGGAGCTGCTGGCAAGCGAAGAATGGGCTTTGCCGGAAGGTGTAGAGATTAACAGGGAATTTAGCCGGTTACTGGCTCTTGACCAAATGGACAAGGAGGCTACCGAAAAGATCAATACATATGACCTTTCCCCGTCGGAAGCCTTACAGGTTAAAGATCGATACCCCGAATGGGAAACCGGAATAAACGTCAAAACCGGTGAACGATACCGAGTTGAAGATGTCCTTTGGGAATGTGTTAAAGACCATCTCACACAAGAGAACTGGAAGCCTAGCACAGCTACCCTAAGCCTGTGGAAAATAGTAGACGCAGAAGAACATTCCGGCACGATAGAAGATCCTATTCCATATAAGCAAAATATGGCACTTGAATTTAACAAGTACTACACGCAGGACGGAGTATTGTACCTCTGCATACAGGCTATGACACCGGGACCGTACGATTTAAAGGATGTGCCGGCGCATGCGCAGCCGATAAAGCAATAGGGCCGATTATTATACCCCTGCAGATTCTTTTGATCCGGCAGGGGTATATATTTATATTTTATCCTGTTGTTGCTTAATAATAAAATCAGCAATATAATCTACCATACTCGTTATCGCTACATATCATAGTTTTCTGATACCCCTTAGCCATTAAAAAAAGATTCTCTATATCTCTTCTCAAAGAGTCTATCATTAATTGCTGTTCCGCAATGAAACGGATAGATTCAATATCCATACTATTCCCCTTTCTCTATTTCTTCCTTAATTATATTCTCCCCATTAACGCTTATGATGTCCCTGCCTATATAATAATAAATTCCATCAAATCCTAGATACCTTACTTCTCCACGCATTTTTAGATGATCGAAATAAGTTTGTTCCATAGCTCCTATTTTTCTACCATCTCCAAGTTCTATAGTTACCATATTGCAAAATAACTTAATCCTTAAATTCATTCATCATACGACTTTCCTCCAAGATCTTAGAATCTTCTTCATCTGAAACGGCCAGACGATTACCTTTCAATCTCTCGAAATATCTACTTATGGAATCAAATATCTCTTTAGTAAAATCTGAATCCACAATATTACATGTTCCATAAATGCCTGTAAATATATTATGTAAAGCCTCGTATTCCTCTTCTTTTGCCATGTTGAGAGTTAAATACATAATATTATCTTCACGGTATGACACCGACCAATCACCGGCAACCGAGGCAACTTTGATAAAAGAGGTTTTGTCTACTTTATATTTCAGCATTACAAAGTTGTAAACCTGAACTTTCTTTCCGTATTCCATATTATTCTCTAAATTTGTTAATCCTTACTTGATTGATACAATCCGCAGCAAATCCAACAAGATACGCGAAATGCTCATCTTTTCCACCGTCAAATCCCATCTCCATACCGCAATCATCAAAAATACAACTCGCCACATGAACAGCCTCATGCGCTACATCCTCGACATTAATACAGCTACGAATACAAACCAATACACCATATTTACCCGTTTCTTTATGCCATACCTTTAAAGTCGTAGCTTTGGGTTCATTGCCTTTTTCAATACCAAGATATATCTCGGAACCATCTCGTCCCGCAAAAATATTGTTTATATCTTTTTCGTTTCTCAATTTAGCCACCCATATTAACCTCGGATATATAGTTGGGTAAAATTCATGTATTTCAATCCTCTTCCCCATACTGAAACCCCTCATTATTGATTCCTACACTCATATCAGACACCAAAGGAACTGACGTTGAAATCAATACCTCAGAAGTCAAACCATAACATTTATAATATACCGTTTTCCCGACCTTTCTCTTTCTCTCCTTATCAAAACCCAATTCCCTGAAATGGGCGGCTAAGGTCTGCCGGCTCACCATTGGGAAGCCATTTTCTTCCGCATAATTTTTTATATCATCATAAATAATAGCAAAATCAATCTCATGAGGCATATCATTGGACACCCCTTTTCTCGGAAGAGCAAAAAAACCTCTCGCTATAGCCCAAGATTTCCCAAGAGCAGATAATCCCATCTCATTAATACGCTTCCTTAAACTGCCTTCACTTTCTGGGAATTTGAAACCATTCTTTTGAAGGAGTAAAGCACCCCTTCTTATCCAATTCAAGATTCCTGGATATTCATCTTTAAGCTCATGAGTCAATTTTAAGTTCATATGTTTCTCATCTATGACTCTATCAAATACGATAAATATAAAACGACGAAAAAAACCAAAACTGCTATCTCCTCCCGCAGGGAAGCGATTAGCATTAAATATAAAATACGGGATATTTGTTATCTTGAACGCATTATTCCCGATCCTTCTCCCTAACTGAGGTTCGCCAGATATCAAGCTTTTTGCAGCATCTTCCCTTCCCGCAAAAGTCTTTGCTTCCATCTCACCAGACCAATTGAATATTTTACCATCGATTTGCGATAAATTTCTTTGACGTTCATCACCTCCCCTAAGCAAAGCTTCCATACTCAAATTGGAAATATTTTCTTCCCCCAATATACCCATCACAGTGTCCATAATGACACTCTTTCCATTTGAGCCATTCCCGAATAAAACAAGGGCATTCTCCACCTTCTTATCCATCGTCCCCCTATCGAACAAGGACAATCCTAGGAACATCTGTAATATTGTACGATCATTCTTATCTGGCAAAACACCACCAGAATAAACCTTCTTTCCAAACTCTGTACCTCTCAAAAAAGAATGCCATTTCGGGCATTTTGCTTCAGGATCGTATCTATAAGGATGAAGATATATCACATGATAATCCCTTGAAAAAGGGCGTAAAACACCATCCCTCATATCTACAACTCCATTCTCAAAAGCCATAATATTATATCGAGGATGCAATACCCTATTTATTTCAAGTGAATTATACATCTCTGCTAGTATATCCTTGATACTTCGCACAATGAATGCTTTAGGGACACCAGATATACGCAAATATGTACGCATAGCACGTTTCAAATAGGCATGACACGGAACAATCTCATATATCTTGCCTGTAAAAAAATAAACATTACCATTATAAAGAGCAAGATTACTTTTCGAAACTGTCGTGTATATCGATTCTATAACACTGTCAAGGTTCTCATAATACAAATTAGCACTCTCCTTTCCTGTAGGGCTCCCAGAAATAGCAATTTCGTATCTATTGCCCGTATGAACAAGATTATGCACTATACAAGATATTAAATTGTCACTCTGAAAGTTACAATCACAATCAAAACCAATATCTACATTATTTGAAACTTCTAAACCCATAATATTAAGACATATATCATTTAATCTATGACACAAAGATAATATATATTTCGTATCACTATAGACATAATCTATTAAAAATGATAATATTATAGATTAAAACTATCATCCATGTCATATTTTTTTTAGATCAATAGTGATACAAAACATACGATTAAACTATTATACTATTTTATTTTCATATTTTAACGATCAAAAATTAAGAAAAAAAATGAGGGAAAAATTTTTAGATGATGTAACATGCTTATTATTCTATAGCATAACCGGGGGGGGGTAGGGTGTAATTTTATTTTCACCTCCAAATAACACCCTATTAATAAATGAATTATAATAAACAAATTTATGTTATACATATAACATAAACAATGATAGACAATAATAATATATTCCGTTTATTAAGGATGCCCATAGGGAAAAAGCGATTAGAACAAAAAAAAGACAAGCTTTATCTATTGTAACCATATACATATTTTAATAACTATACTCATAGATAAAACCTATTACCATAATATAAATTATATCTATCAAAAGCACTTCCCTCTTTATCTAATTCAATAGATAATATCTATTAATTAAATAGAAATAATCTATACATATTTTACCTCCCTTCCTCATCATAGATCATCCATTACGCCCCAATCCACAGTCTTTAAGACTTCATATCGTCGTCTACCTCTCTACGTTTGATAATATAGAACCTAGTCGATACGCCTACGCAATCCTCTTTATATTGTATATTTTTTTCGCTCATCAAATCATATATCAATCTGAAAATAAACGTATTAAATATTGTATATAATATAAAGTTGTTGTATATTTGTAATGTAAGAAAGAGCTAAAAAGAGCTTGATTTTACAAGCGTTATTTTAAAAGCGGAATAAAAGAAGAACCCCAAAAGATCCGTAAATCTTTCAGGGTTCGCGATTAAGTAAAATACACTTAACCTAAGTCCAAGGCAAAAGTAGTACTTTATCTAATCCCTTCCAAATATTCTATCAGCTTTTAAACGCTGTAATAATTAGCAATTAATAATAATTTAAATATTACAGACATGAAAACAATGAATTTCTACACGCAAAACGGTTGGGCTGGTTCAAATTATGACAGCAAGTTATCTACAAAGGAAATAGCCGCAAAGGTTAGATCTTATGCAAAGAAGAATTTCCCAGAGTTTAAATTCTCCATCCGTACAGAATGGAGCATGTACACGGATTCTATGTATATTGAATTAAAGGAAGGTACTTGTATCCCCTTTGTAGAGGGATCAAGAAGTGCGGAACGCGGGTATATGGATACGATGAACACCGTAAAGGGATGGGAAAAAGAACTTACGCCCGAAATGTTTAAAGTATTGGATGCTGTTACGATTTATGCCAATTCATTCAAATATGACGATTCGGATAGTATGCAAGACTATTTCGACACTAATTTCTATTTGAAAATCAAAGTGAGTGACGAATATAAGGTAATAGAACCGAAGGTAAAGAAAAGCAGCGTTAAGGCTGAAAAGGTTGAGAAAGCCAAAGAAGTAGAAGCAGTAACGGTTGAAGGTCTGGAAATCGTGGACTATTCCGAAAAAGCTATTGCAGTGTTTGGCGATACGAAGGCTATTAAAGAGCAGTTAAAGGAATTGGGCGGACGTTTTAACCCGTCCTTAAACTATAACGGAGAAAAGCGCGCCGGATGGATATTTAGCAAAAAGCAAGCGGACAAGGTGAAAGAATTGATATCACCTACAGTATTGCCGGCGCTCCCTGAAGAAATCTATATTCCAGAACTTGAGGAAGAACCCCAAGGGAATAACACCCCGTTAATTATTGCCGATTATGCAAAATATGATTCATTTGATTATCCGACAATACCCGAAGAACTGGACGGGTTTAAACTGGGTGAGATCGTTTATGATCAATGTGGAGAAATAGGCGTTATAATAGCAGAAAAAGAAGTTGAGCGCATGGATATAATACGACCAGGAAAAGCTCTAACAGCTTGCACAATTGAAGCGTACCCGCTTGAAAATATCCATTTTACCGAAACGGACAACTTTAACGGCGTGCGCTATTACGATATAGAAGGGGCTGGAAGCATAACCAGCGCGAAAGTGCGCACGGATATACAGCCAGGCGATGTTTTCAACGTGTACACGGATAAAGATCGCAAACACGGCGTAACTTATGACGGTGTAAGCGTGGAAAGTAGTTTAAAAAACGATTTGCCCGGTATAATTGAATTTGACAACAAAATAAAGGTTGGAAGCATTTCATCTCATTATAAACCAATGGTTGAAAATGTAGAATTTTACGAGAAGAAAGTAAAGGGAAAGCGTTACACCATCAAGGATAAACCGTCAATGCTAGGATATTACGGTGTACTAGATAATTTGGACAAATGTATAATAGATTGCTTCCAGACTAAGGAAGAAGCCGAAAAAGAGGCGGAAATACTTAACGCGCATGTAAGCAAGAACGGACGGTTAAGAAGTGTTATATAAGAAAGTAATATAATCTAACCAGCGGGGCGGAAGCCCTGCGTAAAATAAAAAACAATGCAACTAGGTGTAGTAGTGTGGGGTATTTTGATAATCGTATTATTAGGCGGTTTCAAGGCGATGGTATTCATAGGTGGTATGCTGGTAGTGGCTTTCGTGGCCGGGATCATTATTGCCGCCCACAAATCTAAAAAGGTATGAGGACATTAAAAGAAGCATTTTTGGATAAATACCCGAAATATGGTATTATCCTCCGGATGTACGAGGAAGCGAACGAGTGTACGGCTGAATGGAGCGAACTTTCAAAGCTCCGGCTTATTCGATTTACCGAATATATGGGCGAACGGGTTGCACCAAACTCCGCCCGTCAATATGCGGCCAAGATGAAGGCGGTATTAAATAGATACTCGGACGAAGTGCGGCTAGACTTCAATTTCGCCGAGATACTTTCGCTTAAGGAGCAAGTATCGGTTAATACATTTCTGGATGAAAATGAAATACAGCGGTTGGTAGCTGTCGAAGTGGCAAATGATACGGAGCGGTTGATACGGGATCAATTTGTATTAGGATGCATAACCGGCGCACGTCATTCTGATTTTTGCCAATTTACGAAAGAAAACATACAGGGTGGCTGGTTGTCGTATGTTTCGCAGAAAACTAAAGTTTTTGTTGAAATACCAATATCGCCAGTTTTGAAACGGTTTATAAAGGAACAATCCCCCGCTTTAAGCGGACGAATAGTGTCGGACGTATATTTTAACGATACCATCCGAAAACTTGCAGAGAAAGCGGGAATAATAGCAAAAACAAGGTGTTTTAAGGCCGGAAAGAATATTATTGGTAGAAAATGTGACCTTATTGCATCGCATACGGCCCGAAGGAGCTGTGCGTCTAATTTAGCGGCACGCGGAGTGTCGGAAGTTTGGATAAAAAAGATATTAGGACATACAAGGGGCACAACAGATAGATATATCTGCCTAGAAGGTAGAAGGATGCCAAAAGAGGCAAAAGGTTATTTTTTAAGCTTCAAATAGTTTTTACCTTTGCCCGAAAAAAAACATGAGCGAAGAATTAAAACAACTAATAGCCTGGTTTGAAAACTACCAAGTGACGTTTAACGAGATCCGGTTAAGCGAGTGTGAGAATATATTTGATCTGAGCAAGTACATTGATGTGCATGTCAGATCGGTTAAGAGGAATTGGGATAATCCGACCTTTGCAAGTGATATACTGAGGTTGCAAAGGCTTAAGAAGGTGTTGGAGGAAAGAGGATAAAGTGATAAACAATGTTAAATATCACATTTCACCTTATTTTTGTCGACATTCTATTTGGTGTCAAAAAAAAATTATTCGTATCTTTGTAGTGTAATCAAAAACAAGTAATAACAATTAAAACATAAAGATCATGAAACTGTATCACGCATCACCTATAGAGAATAAAGAAAATATATTAGAATATGGCATTTATTCAAATGAAAGTGACAAGATATCGAATGACGAAAGATTATCTGGATCTTATGTTTTCGGGTTCAACAACATAGCTGATGCCATTAATTTTATCACCGACAACACCTCTGATTATGTTATATTTTCATTCGAAGTGCCAGATTACGATGTTATCCAGGATACAGAATATGAAGATGGATGCGCATTTGCCGTAGATTATGACATTGCTCCTGACAAATTGGTTATTGAAAAAGAAGTATTTTAAAACATAAAGATCATGAAAACAAAAAAGGAAGTTATAGAATTTGTAAAGAGTGAATTGTCAAGCAATAACTCCTTAATATTAGCAACATTAGGCAGCGGTGGCTCCGGGCTTAATCTTATTCAGAATCAAGATGACGACATCATCAATAACTTCACCTCTGAATTAGAAGAATATTCATTTGATGGACTCGTGGATGCCTGTGATGATATTAGAAATTCTGAATATTACAATGAGAATTGCGAGGTATATCAATTTAGCGACAACAATAGATACTCAATACAAATTGTAACTTTTTAATCATGATAAGAAAAGAAATAGGCTCAAAAATAGTCCAGCTGCGAAAGGAAGCCGGGCTGTCACAGCGCGATCTGGCCGATAAAGCCGGTTTGACGCAAAACACCATCTACAAAATCGAAAATGGCAAATTTTCAGTTGGTATAGATGTTCTCGACAGAGTAGCTAAAGCCTTGAATCGAAAAATAGATATCGTTTAATCGGAGGGCGGAACCCCACCGAGGCAATCGGAGGGCGGAACCCCACCGAGGCAATCGGAGGGCGTGAGCAGAAAATAAAAAGCCGGAGGTTATTCCGGCTTTAATGTCAAACTAAGCAAGTCAAAATCATACATTTGCTCATAGATTCTTCTTGCTATAAATAATCCTTTGATTTTACAATTTGGGAATGATTCCAATAATACACTTTTTGCCGCTTTAAAATGAGCTCCAGTTGTTAGAACATCATCAAATAAAATAATACAGTTTTTGACTTCTTTAGCCTCCACTTCGTTTATCTCATAGTTTTGAGCTATTTTCTTTGGGTCTCTTTTCTCATCCGAAGTATGAGAACTTTGAGTGCTTTCTTTTTGTATAATAAGTTCTCTAATGTCTAACTCGTCCCCAAATGCCTCATGAAGGACCTAGCTAAGCCTATCGTCATACTCAGGATCACTTTTTGCCTTTGACGGAGGTATAGGGACTAATGTTATATTTTTAGAAAAAGCAGATGGAATGTCTACTTCTTTTAAATATCTAGCACATTCTTTGATTGCTTTGATTTTGTACCCCCATTCCGGTTTGCCTTTTTTATCCATTCCTTTTTTCAGGTTGGAAATAAGACTATTTTCGTGATTATAATTATAGCCCTTCCCAGAAGTATAGCTGATTATGAAATAACATTCATCATCTTCGCATATATTACAATGGTTAGGTAAAGATAGTTCGTCTATTTTCTGCAATCTTTTCATTTTGGATCTAAGTGTTTAATTATATCCTCATATTCACGAACTCTAACGGCCCCCTGCTTTTCAAATCTTTCAGGCCATGTTATGTTTTTATTTTCGAAACAATTCTGTAAAATAAAAAGTTTCCGGCCTTGATCTAATGCTGCTCTAGCTTGTATTAGAGTACCAGACGTTTCACTGGCCTCTATTATAACAGTTGCTTCAGACAAAGCAGACATCGTTTTATTTCTTTCTGGGAAAAAGAATCTGTTTACTTTATAATTTTGAGAAGCATAACGAATAAAAGGAACTTGGCTTATGAGAAGATGTTTTTTCGCAATATATAACTGCAAGTTTTTATTCTGTTTTGGATAAAATTCATCCAAAGGCGTTCCAATCACAGCAACAGTCCTTCCGCCATTTTCTATTGCGGTTAAATGGGCCATACTGTCTATACCATCTGCCAATCCTGAATAAATAGTAAAACCATCTTTTACCAGCAATGTGGCAAGTTTTCGTGCTCTCCTTAGTCCATATTCGCTTGGCTTTCTGGAACCGACAATTGCAATTCCTCTGGTATTTATATATTCTATATTCCCTGAATAATAAAGTATCTCTACTGGATATTTTGCGTCTCTAAGCCTATCTGGATAATCAAATGTATTGCTTATCATAATATTAGGCTTAATCTCATTTTCAGATTTGAGTTTTGTTACCAACAGCTCCGAAAATTTACGTATTTCTATTTCAGAAACAAAACTGGATGGAAGGCTCATGGGATTAGCCGCAAATAGTTGAGCTATGGAGTTAAAACTGGTTTTATCTTTACTCCACATCGCTTCATAAGCAGCCATTTCCTTAAATGGAGACACAACAGTTGTAGAGCTATCGAAATCAATTAATTTTTCCATACCTTCTTTATTAAAAAACAAAAGATTAAGCAATAATGTTACATATTGCAGCCTTATGTTTGATGCAAATATACTTCATAAACCTAATTGATAAACTTTTCTTTTGATAAAAGTAGCAAAATAACGTTATTTCACTCTTAAAAGTCCATTTCTACCCAGTCTATCCTATCTGAGTTATCCTTTCCTTTCACTAAAAGCCCGGCTGACCGGGCTATATGTTACATTTGATAGGTTGCTTCGTAGGACTTGCCGGAGTGGTGGCGCCTGATAAGAATGGAAATATTACCAGTCTTCAGATTGATTGTCGCTTTCTATCTCACTTACTATACTATTAACCAAACTATTAAAGAAAGATTCAATTCCATCTTTTACAGATTTAAGAGGGGAGTAAACATTTCCTTTTTTGTCGTACAAATAAATACATGAAGGTACAACTTTGTAATTATTACCCCTTTGAAATATCAACGGAAGTCTTTCTTCTGTATCTTGATATATTGAATTTATATTAGGTATATCAACACGCATTTTCCCATTTTTAAATTTCATAGATATATTATAATTCATATAGAAAAACCATATCATATTTTTACCCAAAACTTTTTTTTCACAATAAATATCTTTAGAAGAAATACCATTGACGGATATAATCTCATTTTCATTTTCAGATATCACATTTTTACCTGATACATAAATATTCGTAATAGCAGTTTTTGCTCTTTTATATATTTCTGAGGCATCTAATCCAGGAAAATCATAAACTATAAATTTTTCATTTTCTCCACAAACTTTCAAACCTCCTTCTGATACACAAAATTGAGCGTAAGAAAACATAGGTATTAATGATAAAATAATAAAACAAATAATTTTTTTCATAACTATAATATTACATTTATTTTTTAATATAAAATTAATATCAATGATTGTATTTATGCTGCCAACAATAAATACTACCTTTTACGGCTTTTCTTTTGCACCTTGTTCCTTTTTGCGTTATAGCGGCACATCGTCCCCTTTCCACATCTACATTTCCATTTTCATTTCCACTTGCATCTTCATCATAATCTATTGAAAATTCAAAAGTTATAGGTTTACCTATTTTGTAATAAAAATAGAAATCAGTCCCATCAACATAAATCATATCTCCTATAAGATGACCTTCTTTATTATAAATATTTTTACCTTTCAATGGTTGATTAAATTCTACGGAAGTTCGACTATCAACATCTACTGATACATAAATATATTTAATACCTAAAGAATCCTTAATAATACAACCTCCATCTGCATCGCTATAAAAATGATTATCTGAAAAACATGATCTCAACTCATATTGCCCATTTGGAGGAAAAGAAATATTTGAATCTTCCGAGCAGGCGCAAAGCAATAAAGCCATCAAGTAGATGGCAAATTGTATTTTGTTCATTTTTTTGGTTTTATGTTTGGGCACAAAGGTATTAGTTAAATCGAACAAAGGCTAATATTACTATATTTTTAACAATATACTATTCAACTTTTATGCTAATATCCTTGCCACAGTGAGGACAGGTAAGGGATAAAGAGTCACTTTTTGGGTGAACTTCTTCTGAAGAGGCGAATAACTGCCATACTGGTACTCCTATAGCATTAGCAATATTGGTTATTACTTTTACAGATGGATTCCCCGATATGCTTTGATTTAAAGCACTCAAGGTTACATTTAATTTTTCTGCTACCTGCTTAGTAGTCATACCTTGTTCTTCTATAGCTTCTCTTATTCTCATAATGTAAAGTTATTTCTTGTACAAAAGTATTTTTATTAATCATACCAACAAGATATACCTTGCATAATTAATGTTAAATACAAGATATTTCTTGTTGAATTTATTGTTTAAACAAGATATAGCTTGTATTTTTGCATCATAATAATAAAACAACAAGACAATGGAAGCACCAAAGTACAACAAAGCAAGAATCATGAAATCAGCTTGGTCAATGTTCAAATCTGGCAAGAAGATCGGACGTCACATCCTCACATTTAGCGAATGCCTTAAGGAGGCTTGGAAAGACGAAAGATGTTCCTATGACAAGGCGATGAAGATGTACCAGCTTTTCAACTTGAATAAGAAGCAATGCGAAAGCCGGGATGCTAAACGCAATGTTAGTACTTGTTCTATGGCTTTCATGGCTAACACACTGACAAATTACTATGCCAACAATAGATATAATGGAGATTAATTAATCAAAATAGATACAATCATGAAGATAATACTTTTACTTTTTGTTTTTGGCATAATCATCAGTCTTATAACGATTACTTTGAAAATAATCAGTCAACATAAAGATTACAAACACTACAAGAAAAAGAATGAACGCTATGATGATTTCTGCAAGCGTTTCTACGTTCGATATTTTTAATCAAAAACATAACCTTATGACAACATTAGATGTACTGAAAGGAATACAGCGAATCATGATCGAGAAACTGATCGCAAAGAGTGACATTATAATATCTGTCACTTCCCGACCAGAAAGATCCGAGTTATCCATCTATGTGCAGAATACCGATTATGTGGTTCTGGCGCATGAAATATTTATCGACGATACCGGGATTGACTTTAAAGAAGAAAATCGAAAGGCGTACGTTCGAATCTGGGAAACAATCAATAAGCATACAAGAATATCTGTCGCTTCATAATATTGCTACATAAATAACATAGACCCGCATGTTGGGACTTCGTGCCCAGCGTATCACGTTTGGATGTCCCGCCGGCGACATTACCGGCGGGATTATTATTAACAAACCAACACCTTCAATTCATACTTACTTGGATCATTCGTATAATCTATAACCATTCGTATAGCTGCATCAGCCTGTTTCTGCATTATCCGAATGTAATTATAAATAGGTCTGTTTTCCTTCATAGACTGCCCCAGACAATATTCGACTATTTCCGTACGGATACCAAGATCGAAGGCAAACTGAGAAAATGTTTTTCGAGCTGAATAAAAACTTAAGTTTGACTTAATTCCCAATTTTTTCGCCAACTCTTTCAAACAATGGTTCACGTAACGCTGAAAATTGCTGTACGTAAACTGGTAGCCAAAATTCAATTTTCCATTTCTGGAAATATATTTCCGTATGATTTTTTTTGCTTCTTCTGGAATCGTAAAAGTTACAATCTTTTCTCCCTCCCTCTTATTTGCCGTTTTTTTACGAACATAACTGATCGTATCACGATCAAACTCATTTCTGACAATATCAGCAAGATTCATGCCCCCCAGATAAAAAGAGAGCAGGAATAGATCACGAGCAAGTGTCAACTTCTTATGTCGTGTTTTTAAATTCATGATCAACGTAAATTCATCAATTGTAATGTCCAACAATTTAACTGACGGCTTTGGCATTTTGACATAAGCAAATGGATGCACATCATATTTCACCAGTCCATCACGGATTGCCTCATTGATACAAGCCTTTAGATGTGTAAGACGCATTTGTTTTGTGGCATTACTTAACTTTCCCATCCCTCTGATAAACTTATCGATCACAACTGGCGATATGCTTTGTAGGGTAATATTGCCTATTATAGAAATAATTTTATCAAGCGTATAAACATTCATATCAGCATAACTATCCCTGCCTTCTTTACGCAACAGAGTAATACGTTTTTCCATATACTCCTTGATGGTCGTTAGGCTTTCCTGTTTATGCCGTCCTTCTAAAATCTCTTTAATTTGAGAACATGTGTAAATATCAAGATTATCTATCGCATCCAATTTTTCCCGATACTCAGATAGTACATAGCCCAATCGCTGATTCATGACTTGGGCATCTTTCCGGCAAACAACCTTCCCTTTGTCGAATTGATACAAGTCATCAACTTCATATCCGGTAGAAATATATCGGACTTCCCTTTTATGGGTAATAGTTAAATAAATCAAAAATGTTTTTTTTGAGGTTTGTCTTGTCGACAAAACCGAAAATCTCAGTGTTGCCATATTCTTTAAATTTTTTGCGACAAACATTTCGACAAACAAAATAGCTGGAATCCCGGATATTTGTCGCTTTTTTTTAAAGATTTGCAAGACTCTTTTGGAAAGAAAAAGTCTGTAAAAGACTGATTATCAATGCTTATAAGAGAGTGATTCCGGAGCGATTCGAACGCTCGACCCACGCCTTAGAAGGGCGTTGCTCTA